TAGCATGCATAGATCCAAATTGATTTCGTTGTTGTGAGATGAGAACAAGTAGTGTGTTTTTGTTTGCATAGTTTAACATCTTGACTGCGTGGGTCATATCCTTTGCTTCAGCGCCGATTTGCTTTGTGTCTTGCAAATCTTTCATTTCATTTCCATCTTTTTCAAAATAGATTGCTGGAAGCAGTGCAGAGATTGAATCTACAACAATTAAGTCTACACCTGCGTCCATAAGCTTTGTGCCAACATCAACCATATCGTTTACAGTTTTTGCTGGAGAATAGATAAGGGAAGATGAATCTACTCCTAAGCTTTCTGCCCACGACTGATCATACGATGCCTCTGCATCAATCCAAGCACAGGTCTTTCCTTCTTTTTGTGCCATTGCAATCATCTGCAAACAGAAAGAAGACTTTCCAGCAGACTTATTTCCCCAGACAAGAACCTGTCTACCATAACCCAAACCGCCTCGTAAAGCAAAGTTTAATCCAATGCTTGGTGTAAGTTGTTTTTCAACTTGAACATCTTGTGCTGATTGGACTCTTGCTCTTGTTTTTGGATCTAATTTTGCTAATACATCATCTATTAATATACTCATGTAAACCTTTTCTTTCCCTTAGTATAGCATTAAAATAAATTGCCGTGAAGCTTTGGTCGTTCTTTATTTATATTAATTTTTTTATCTAGAACGTCATCTAGGCTATGAATTAAATCTCCTGAATTTCTCATTGCTGCATAAATGTCTAATAATCTAATAATTACGTCAGCCATTTCTTCAACAACTTCTTCTGATCCTTTATTCTTTCTAATTGCTTCAAGAACTTCTGTTACCTCTGAATGAACAAGAGCTAGCTTGTTGCCAACCTTATCATAACTAATTGTTCCATCCCAGAAACCCTTTTCAATAGCAGTTTCATGGAGAACTGCAGAAAGTGCATCTAGTCCAAATTCTGTAACAATACTATTCGAAGTCATTAATCAATTCCTCTTCGCTTGGAACATCTTGAACAATTTCTGCATTGTACTCAAGATCCCCTGGCTTTGGAAGTCTAAAAATGAATGCTGGGCCCGTCTCATCATAGTCAACAATTAATTCTTTATCTTTATTTTCTGCACCAACCAGGGTTTTTGTTTCAACTCTTACTTCACCTAGTGTTTCAAGAATTGCAACAAGAACCTTGCTAGCCGTTAATGAAGCTTGAACATCATTAATATCATATTCTTCTGTCATTTTATTTCCTTTACCATTAATGTTCCATCATCTAATGTTGATAGAACTACTTTACACTTCATTCCCTCACGCATTTTGGCTAGGGACATCTTATACATTGTTGGAAAAGCAATTACTCTAGTTAATTCCTTTTCAGAATTTGCCAATATAATATGGCTCATTGTTTTGCCCGCCTTGGTTACATACGGAGTAAAGTCTACTACAACATACTCATCTTCGTCAAGGTCGTATCGTTTTTTATAAAGGTAATCTACAAATGAATTAGAGCCTGAAGGATCAATATCGCTTACCTTTACATAACGAGCAATTCTATTATCACCAACAAGAATAAAATACATCTGTCCAGTTTCTATTTGAGTTTGTTCCGTATGGAACAAGCCAATAGATCCAGTTTCATCTACTAACTCAATACGTGCCCACCCGTTGCCACGCTTAATAGACTTAACCATTCCAAACATTACAAATGAACCTAGGTCTTCAAACTCCTCAATTGGTCTAGCCTGTGATTTAATACGTGGAGGAATTCCTTCTAAGTTAAATGTTGGTATGCCTAAATACTCGTAGTAGTTATCTTTCTCATTACCATTTCTTGGATTATCTTCAAATGCCGCACCACCGATTGCATTTAGTGCAGAGATAGCACGACTATTGATTCCACTCCCTTTCTTAGAAGCCTTTTCAATAAACTCTGAATAAGAATTAAATGGTCTTTGATCAATAATTTTATTTGCAATACTGTCTGAAATAAACTTTACTTCTCCGAGACCGAATCGAATTGAGTCTCCCTTTAAAGAAAAGAAAACATCTGACTCATTGATGTGTGGAAGCTTTATGCTTAGCTTTAATCTTTTTGCTTCAATTAAATATTCTGTTCTGGCGTCTTTGTCATTTTCGTTTTTAAGGATCGAAAACATAAACTCCAAAGGATAATAAGTCTTGAGCCAAGCCGTATAGTAAGAGAGCATAGAGTAAGCAACAGCATGGGAACGGTTAAAAGAATACCCAGCATGAGCCTCGAAAGTATGCCATAGCGTTTCTGCTTGCTTCTTAGAAATGTGTTTTGAAGCGCCATCAATAAAGCGATCCTTGAACTGGTCGAACTCTTTTGCATCTTTCTTCTTTCCAATAATTTTACGAACCTTGTCAGCTTCTGACCAGGTCATTCCTCCTAGGTGTACACAAGCTTGCATAACCTGCTCTTGATAAATAATAACTCCATATGTGTTTTCTGTAAATGGCTTCATGATTGGATGAATAAACTGTACTGCTTCATCACCATGCTTACGCTTAATATAAGAAGCACCCACAGTATTCATTGCTCCTGGACGAACAAGCGCATTTGAAGCAGCAAGATCTTCAAACTTATCTACACCCATTTTTATAAGTAAGTTTGTATAAGGAGTTGCTTCTGCCTGAAACACTCCCTTTGTATAGCCCTCGCTTAATATTTTATATACGTTTGCATCATCTAGTGGCAATTCAGAAAGATTAATGTCTTTACCTGATCTCTTTTTAATTGAAGATAAAGTATCTGAGATCACAGATAAAGTTTTAAGACCTAGGGCATCTAGCTTAATAAGACCTATATCTGCAACCGTATCCATATCGTATGCCACAACAGGAATTCTTCCAGAAACTAAATCACTTGCATCTGCTCTAGATTCAACTGGAGCATACTTTCTAATATCATCTTTTGCAACAACAACTCCTGCTGCGTGTACTCCAACAGATCTAATTCTTCCACGCAATCTGTCTGCAAGCCAAACAACTTCTGGGTATTTAGTTCTAAATTCTTTTGTGTTGGGGGACTCAATAAAATCTTCAAAGGTATCAATAGACTTCATTGCACGGTTAACATCAGATAGTGGCACCATAAATACACGAGCAGCATCTCTAATAACACCCTTATCCTTAAAGTAAGTGTATGTAGAAATAGATGCAACGTGCTTAAACTTTTTCTTTAAATAGTCTTTAACTTCTTTACGACGGCGGTCTTCAAAGTCTGTATCAATATCTGGAAAGTCATTACGTTCTGGATTAATAAAACGAAAGAATAGTAGGTCATACTTAATTGGGTCTACATCTGTAATTCCAAGTGCATAGCATACCAGTGAGCCTGCAGCAGATCCACGGCCTGGCCCAACCTTGATATCATTTTCTTTTGCCCAGTTAATCATATCTGCAACTACCAAAAAGTAGGAGGCAAATGACTTATCTTTAATTACAGATAGCTCTTCCTCAAGCCTATCAATGTATACTTGAGACTCTGCTAGACCTAGTCTTTTAAGGCCTTCAGAGGCCATCTGAGCCAGTTTCTCGTCGGCATCTGTCTTAGGTACTGGGAGCAGGTCTAAACCACTGTTAAAGTCGTATTCCTCAACCTTATCAGCAATTTTAATAGTATTCTCATATATATCTGTACGAGTAATTCCAGCCTTTTTGAAATCGGACTCAATTTCAGATTGTGACTGAATAAATAAATTGTAATCTTGAAATGAAATTCTACGGTCTGGGTATAGGTAATTTAATCTTTCATTAATATCTTTAATCTGTCTAGACATTTCAAAGTCAGCATCCTTATCCATTTTAGGGGATGTTGATAGAATAAGCATTGCCTCTTCTAGTACACGGTCTTCTTCCTTAGCAAAGTGTGCATCTCCAGTTGCCACCGCCTTAATTTTTAGTTCATCGGCAAGCTCAAGCAACTTAGAGTTTATTTCTGCGGGGTTGTGAGATTGAACCTCAACATAAAAATCTTCACCGAAAGTCTTTTTAAAATCTTTGAGAACCATCTTAGCTTCAGAGAATTCGCCCTTTTCGATAGCCTTAGAAATAAGACCATTAAGACATCCAGAAAGTACGATGATGCCTTCAGAGTATTCATTTAGGACCTCCCTATCGATTCTAGGCTTATGATAGAATCCTTCATTCCAAGCAATCTCTTGAAGGATATTAATATTCTCTAAGCCCTTTTTGTTTTTTGCTAGCAAGATAATATGGTTATAAGCCTGAATTGACTTATCCGTCTTTGATGATTTATCAAATCTATCTGTTGGTGAAATGTATGCTTCTACTCCCAGGATAGGCTTGATGCCTTCTTCTTTACATGCTATCTGCATTTCACGATGAGAGGATAGCGTTCCATGATCTGTAATGGCAATTGCTTTTTGACCCGCCGCTTTTGCAGCTTGAACAAGCTCAAGTGGTGAGTTTAGCCCATCCATTAATGAGTAATATGAGTGAACGTGTAGATGTGTAAAGCTCATTAGTATCCGCCCATGCATTCGTTTCTTGTATGATAAAGTCTAATCTTAGTCATTGTTTTTTTATTTGGTGCATATAAATCTTCTCCGCAACAAGCTGCCTTCATATGCCATTCCTTTGCAAAGAAATCATATAACATACCCTTATAGTCCTTGTACTTGTTTGCTACAAAGGTATCAAATGGGTCTGGTATTTCATATGAGATCATGTTGTTATTCTAACAAATAATGCAGGGCCAGTCAATAGACCAGCCCTGCAACTATTTATATTACCAGTCTACGCTGCTTGATGAAGCTGACTCTTCTCCACCGTTTTCACCAGAGAAAAATGACTCTTGTTCGGTGTATGGAAGATCACGGACTGCAGTCTCTTCTAGCTTATAAAGCTCAAGAGAGGAACCATCAAAAGGAGTTTCATCCTTTGCTAATGGGATAATTGTGTAACTTGTATCTGTCTTTGTACCAGTACGCTTAATGCGCCACATCAAGTTTGTGATGCTTCCCATTTCCCCAGCGTACTCAATTAATGTAGGTGTAATTGTCTTACCGCTTGAACCTTGAGACAAGATTCCAACATATGGATCTTCCTTGCCGTCATCAACAAGAACATTAATGTAAAGTCTTGAACGACCCTTCCATCCAGCCTTGTAGTCCTTACGATGTTGCTCACAGCCGTGGCACTTTCCTTGATCGTCCATTGTGCATAGAGCCTTACGACGATAGTCCTTTGGATTTGTGTGTTCTACTGCAATAAATCCTAGACCTAGCTTTTCATTATATGTAGGTGAGTCTGGATCAAGCTCTTGAAGAAAACGAACCTTAACGCTTTCTCCATCTTCCAACTTAACCCAGCGAGCCTTTGTACCGTCTCCACCTGAAGACTGTGGCTTGTCCATTACCTTGTTAAGGTCTTTCAACCCTTTTACTATTCCCATGTATTTCTCCTTTGTAGTTGATGGTATATATCCATCTGTATATTTAACTTTATGGGGTCCAAGACCTGTACTCTATGTCAGAAACTGCATTCTTAATGCATGTTTTTATTTCTTCATCTGTCATATCGCCAGCATCTTTTGCATCATGTGGATATATTCTACCATATTCATAGGAAGCCCACAAGATGTCTTTGTTCCTCAATCTATTGGCTATGCTCAAGCCTAGCTCTCTGCCAGCCAAATCTGCATCTGTCATTATAGTTATTTTATTAAAATATCTATTTAATATTTTGTGCTGTTCTGTTGAAAGCACCCCGCCCAAAACTGCTACCACATTAGGAAACCCAGCCTGATGAATTCTAACAGCATCAAAATTAGATTCAACAACAATTACATGCTCGCCAATTTTCTTAGCACGGTGAACATTAAATAATGTTTTGCTCTTTGGCAAGTTAGTACTATTCTTAAATGACTTTCCCTCAATTGATCTTCCAACCAATCCTATTGGCATTCCATCTGGACTATGTACTGGTGTAATTACCATATTCATCCCTGGCGAATACCCCAATCTAAAGTAATCTACTGAGTCTTTGTTTATTCCTCTGGACTCAAGGTAGTCTCTTGCACTTTTATTGCCTGCTAAATCTGCATGTAGTCTATCAAGAGTTTCTTGTGAGAACTCTTCAAAGTCTGGCTTCTCTTCAAACAAACCTGCTATCACTTCGTCAAAGTTATTTAATGCTTGTTGTTCTTGAGCAGCAATAAATCTAATAGCCTCAAAATCATTCTTATGCAATACACGTCTTACAAGCTCTGTTAAACTGCCAGCCTCTCCGCATGATGGGTTAAAGCAAAGCCAAACACCTGATGATTTATTTATACAACAACTTGCGGTATGTCGGTTAGAATGAAATGGGCAGTAGAACATAACCTCATTACCTGGTTCAGCAACAATGTCTAGCCCTAAAGCTTTAATTATTGACTTGATGTGGTTTGGCGCATAGTGCGTGGAATCAACTTTCCTTGCGTTATACCCTCTGATAGCCATGCCTGCTTCTTTCCAACGTATACTCCGTGAAGTGTCATTAAGAACTTCCACGTCTCTCCTGTAAATTCTACCGAAAATGCAGTGTCTATGTCAAGTACCCTAGCATATCCTTTTGATCTCATGTCATGAGTTAATAGTGTCTCGTACTGTGGCTTTAAGCTAATCAGTTGAGCATTATCATGAAACTCTACATCAATTTGAAATCTTTTAATTCTTTTGTGCGTCATTCTGGAATGGGTTCTCGTAAATCTCTTTGACGATACCACGGTTGATATCCCAGTCTAGATAGAAATTAAAGTCATGACCATGTCTATTTTTTCTAGACACAATCTCAATCATATTAGTTTGTGGATATCTATGTACAGCAAGAGCCATATCTGCATCGTACTCAATTGCTTTTGACCATGCAACCTGAGACATCATTGGCGGATTGTCTTGGTCTGACACATCATCTGCAGTTGCTGCAGTAATATCAATAATAGGAATGTTGTTTGAAACTGCAAGCATTTTAAACTCACGAGAAACATTTCGGTTACGTTCAACTTCAGAATTGCTTCGCTTGTTATCGTTAAATAGCTGGTGATAATCAAGAATAACTAGATCTGGTTTATGCTGATCAATCTTGCCTTGAATTGTTGCAGGAGTAACTTCTGCAGCACCTTCATTTGAAATTAGTACAAAGCTGTTCTTGCCCTCAAACTTTTTATTTCCCCATGATCGGAAATCATCAATGTTAATGTCTCCCTTTGACAAATCACTTGCACGGAATAATCCTGAGCCGAGCATTGTAAAGATACGGTCACGCATATTTTCTGGAGACATTTCAAGAGATACAATCATTGGCTTAAAGCCCTGCTCCCAAGCCTTGCAGGCGAGATATGATGTAAACCATGTCTTACCACGTCCTGGCCAGCCAATAGCCACAATAAGGTGGCCTGGGGCCATTCCTGTAGGATAAGCCTTGTCAATTGCACTGAAGCCAGTTAGGATTCCTGGTGCGCCACCCATTACAGATGATCTCTCTTTAACTGCCTCGTAATGTCGTGCTGCATTTTCAACATCAATAATATCTAAGTCTCTGACATTGTTTGTAAAACGACTTAGGTTTGCCAAGTCGCTTTGCATTTGTGCAAGCACTCTAGATGCTGCATCTTCTTTTAATGCTGAGCCACCACGAATAATAATGCTCTTCAGTTTATTTGATATAAACTCATTCTTAAGTTGGTCTAAGTAATATCCAGTCTCTGCCTTGGCTTCTACTGGCTCAAAGTCTTTAAACTTTTCTTGAAGGATTCCAGCTTCTGGCACAGCCTTAAACTTATAGTAGTATGACTTTAGGCCTTCCCAAATATCTTTGTGAGAAGTAAATAGCTCATCTACATTGTCTGCAAGTAGTGTACTGATATCTTTATTCTTACATACGGCAGAAATTAAAGTTGCTTCTGTATTCACTCTTTGCCCTCCACCATCTTTTTAGTTTCCTCTAACAGAATACTGCGAACTGCCTTATCCTTTTTAATTTCTTTTTCTAGCTGGTCAATCCTATCAAAGTTATTGTAAAAGAAGTTTAACGGATGCCCAGACTTATTCGTCTTGAAGTAGTACTGTAACAGCTCTACTGCACGATCATATCCTACACTATCAATTACATCTTGCATAGCCCATTTTTCACGGAACTTGTTAATAGTTACGGTTTTGTTATACTTCTCTTTGTATAAAGAAAGATATAACCCGATAAGAATATATGGCTGTTTTTCATTAGCCACGCTTTAGTTCTTCTTCCACCTCACGAGTCTTTTCAATAAGCTTGTCTTCAACAAACTTATAAACTCTTTCAGTAGCCGAATCTACGCTTTCTCCATCACGGATATCGTCTTCAACCCCTACGCCAATCTTAATGCTTTCATAGTTACCAAGGTTGCGTGTGAATGATAGGTCTACTTTAACTCTTGTTGTCATCTGTGCTCCTTCTTAATATGGTTAGATAATGTCATGTGTGCAAAATCAGATCTTACTTCAAGCTCTTTATTACACTCAGGGCATATAACTATACGACTGCTTGCCATTATTCCGCCTTCCATACAGGTATGAACTTACCCTCTGAGCTCTTAGTATACAATATAATGTTGTGTTTGAGAAGCCCCAATAATTCCGCCCTTGATGGCATATTATTTGAATGCCCAGCGTCTAAAATAAATTGATGTATGTCCAATATGTCTGATTCGCTAAATAAATACTTAGACCAGTTTTCATTTGTAGGATCACCGATTGGATATATCTTTGATGGAGTTTTTATTTTACCTTCAATTATATAATCATGAATAGTTACACTATGTTTATTTAAAAGTAATCCTACTTGCTTTACGCTGTAGGCTTTACCCAAATGCTTATACACCTGAGAATAAGAATATAAAACTCTTTTGCTGTCTGGATAGCACCAAGCAACAAGTTCATCTTTAGATCTAGATGACCTTAAAACTTTATGTATCTTATCGTTTAAGAAGAAATACCGTAGTTCTTTAAGGTTGCCGTTTCTTTTGCGTCTAACCATTTACCAAAAACACTCGTTTCCTTATTAACCATCCAGCGTTTTCCGCACATAACGCAGAAAAGCTCACAATGAAGTTTTTGTGAAAATACTCTATCAACAAAAACTCTTCCTCCACATTTACCGCACCACATTATAAGCTAAACATCTTTCCATCAACTACACAAGTATAATTAGGAGACACATGAATCATTTGAACGTGTGGGTACTCTCCATTTTCAATATGTGCAATGGCAAAACCTTTTTGCCAATCATGGTGTTGAGTATACTTCATGCCTGGACCCTTTTCATCACACATGTGACCGATTTCGTATCCACGCAAGGTCTCTCCCTCACCATTGTTTCTAAGTTCATATGTTACCATATGCGATGCAATTCTGTGAGAGTGTCCTCTAATTAAAGATACCTGCATGTCTTCCATATCTTTTCTTACTGCCCCGCCTGCTGCAATTGAAAGTCCATGGTGTACGTGAATATCTCCGAATCGCTTTCGTGGAAGACTATCATAATAAATATAGTCGTACCCCAAAGAGTCTAAGCTCCACAAAGCCTCTGGTGTTACTTCGCTTGCATAGTCTGGAAGCTTCTTGTCAACATAATCAAAGATACGGATGTCGTGATTTCCTAATGCAGAAAATAGCTGTGCGTCTGGGAGCATCTCTCTTGTTTTTGTATAAAAATCTCTAGCGCCCTTTGCTTCATGGCGCATCATTGGAACAATTAAATCTTTGCTATCATTCTTATGATGCTCTAAAAACTCTGCTGATCGTCCTTCAGTATACTTGCTATAGCAGGCTTGGTCGTCTGTATCTCCAAGGTAGTCCACAACATCTGGCTTAAACCACTTCATGACCTTAAACCATAGGGCTATCATCTTATCATCTTGATACGGGAACTGCTGATCGGATGATAACATCCATTTTAAATCGTTACTCATTGTCTACCTTAATACGAAAAAAGTCACGGGTACGTGACTTTGATGTTACAGTAATTGTAACATATAGGTTTAAATTGTCAATACTAGGAGTGTTGAATTACTAAGAAATAAAACAAGGTCTTACCTGCAGTATAGCCTTTTTCTTGAAAAACTTTGCACTGTGCTGTTGTATTGCTAACTGAATCCTTTACAACATAAGCCTGATTGTGTGCAATTCCAGAGTTTCTATATGGTGTTAATATAATAGATTTAGGTGGTGATGTTAGTTTAGCTGCAGAATAATTAATTGTAAATGTAGAAGTTTGTCCTGGATTAATTAAAACTTCTCCGCTAACCCCGCCAAAAATCTGTGGAACAACAGCATTCTGAATGCTTGAATTGTCAATTGAGATATTAGTAGTAGAGGATCCAAATTGAGGAACCTTTGCTTTTATTTCTGCAAGAGATGTTTCTAATGCGCCAAGTTTGGCTGCGTCAATTGGCTCTCCGTCATTAAATGCCATTTTTTATTTCTCCTTATGCCTCTAAAGAATCTTGAAATTCTTTTACTGCTTTTTCTTTTTCTTCAAACTCTTGCATTTGTTGCGTTATATCTGCACGAAGAATTGCAATCTGTGTCTCGTAGTTTGAGACAATTTCACCTATTCTTTGCTGTAATGCAGTTATAATTAATTCAGCTTTATCCATTTTAATATCCCTATTCTGTTGGGGCTAGTGTGTCTAAAATTTCTTCTAATTTTAGTATTTTAGATGTAACTTCATCTATTTGATTTTGATATGCCATAGCAGCAACCTCTTCGGCTGTGTGTACTGCCAAAGCCTCCAGCTTTGATAGCTCTAAATCATACTTAGAGTAGCTTAAGTTTTTAATATGCTGATTTACCATATTAATTTTTTCTTCATTTCCTAGTTCATAAGTCATTGTGGACCTCCTTTACCCATTATATCATTCTCTATCGTTTCATACAAGGTATTTCTTTCTACCATTAAAGCATTAATTACTACCCTGAAAACTTCCATCTGCTTCATATACTCATGGTCTGGGATATCCTCCCAATAAAGACCCTCTGAATTAATTTTTTCCCACAGCAAATCTCTTTCTTTGGATTTTGTTATTATCCGATCTTCAACCATACCTATTTTATCATATAAAGAAAACATCATATTCGTGCCGTCCATGCAGACTGCCAAAATTTTCCTTCATAATCATAGGAGTCAGCTTGAACTCTAACATATCTTGGATTGGCGCTATAAGTAACATCTGGAGATGTACCCGCACTCCACAATAAATAGGGAAAGTTAGTTCCATTTACGGCTACTCTATTGTCATTTGTTGTAGTTTGAGATTTATATCCTGAGTTGGAAGGGGTTGTACCAGTAAGCGATGTATAAAATTCCCAAAACATTCCGTTTCTAGTCATTGTTGTATAAGTTCCAGTTGTTGGAGATAGTGTGCCTGTATTTCCCCACCCCCACCTAAAGTTTGCCGTGCCAGATGTGACTCTTTGAAAGTTTGTTGCCGAAGTCCATGATGGGGCTCCTACAGTTGGAGCAGCAGCTGTCGTTGCCGTTCTTCTAACAGAAGTTGATGTACCGTCTGCATTTCTAGCTTTTACCCAACAATAATAAGTTGTACTAGAGGAAAGACCTGAAAATGTATAGTTTGTTCCAGTCCCTGATTCATAATAAAAATTATCATAGCTAAAAATATTTTCACTAGTTGGCTCTGTAGTTGATGTGCTTAATGCAATTAAATATGTTGTAGGATTTCCTCCAGTTCCTTGTGTCCAAGAAAATCTAAATCCTGATTGTGATGCATTTCCTGCAGAAGCAGTTGCTACGGGACCTGGAGGATTTGCTGTTGCTTTTGTTTTTCCACTTGCGCTAACCCAAGTGCTTGATAGTCCGTCAGCATTTTTTGCTTTAATAAAAATAAAATAGGTTGTATTTGCTGTTAAGCCTGTTAAAGTAACGTTTGTTGTAGAGTCAGATGTTTCATATGTGCCTCCATCTGTAGGGGCAGTATTTGAGGTGTTGTAAGAATACATAAAGCTTGTTGCGGCTCCATTTGTACTCGTAGCAGCGCCAGCTGTCCAAGTAAATTTTAAACTTGTTTCTGAATCTACAGTCGTATCTTTTGCAAGACCAGTTATATTATTTGGTGGTTTTAATGCAGTTGTTGTAACAGCTGCTCCTACTGCCCATGCAGAAACTCCTCCTGCATTTCTTGATCTAACCCAACCGTAGTATGTTGTGCCAGCTGCTAGGCTGCTTATTAGTTCATTGTTGTTTGGTCTATCTACTATTGTAATAGTTTTCCATTGAGTGTTTGAAACTCCAGCGGCGGTTACCTCTGTTGCTGGCTGAGTTGTATTGCTAGAGCTTGAACCAAAATCAAATCCTGTTGCTGCATCATGTGTTGCATCAGTAACTGGAGATGTCCATTGAATAAAATATGAGTCTTTTGATATTGTATTATAAGTAATGTTTGTTGGCGGATTTGGCACAGCGGGAGCATTTGTTGTTGCTGATACAGTAGCCCAGTTTCCATAATATCCGTAACCATTAGCGGTTCCAGTCCAGCCTCTTACCTGGAAGCTATAATTAGTGCTGCTATCTAAAGAACTAACAGTAAAAGATGTTTCAGTTGCACCAGGTGCTACATAAAAAGATGAACTCCACGCAGTGTCTGCAGTTTTTTTATATTGATATTCGTATCTTCCAGAGTAGGTGTCATTTGTAAAATTTACCGTTACGGTCTTAGATGTCTTTGTTGCAGAAAGAGATAAGTCTCTTGGGGCTTCTATTGCTATAGAATCCGAAGAAGATGTTTGCTCTGTTCCAAAAGTTGAATTGACTGCCTTAGAGATATATTTATAATAATTTGTTGTATTTGGTGTTAAATCAGATTGACTTAAAAAATATTGATCATTGGTATTGCTTCCACCAGATGAAGGGTTTGTTGATGTTCCTGATGCACCAGTGATGTTTGTATAAGATATATCGTTTATGCTTTTTGCAAACTGATAAGTTACCCCCGTAGCATTAGACCAGAAGTAAACTCTTCCGACAAGAGTTCTGGTTTGAGTAGCAGAAGTTGAAGCTGATATAGTAACTTTAGTTTGAATTGATGGAGTTAGCGCTTGCAAAAAAACAAGTTGCCAAGCTCCTGCTGTTTTTCTCCACACTCTTTTTACAGACTGCCAGCTTCCACCAGTTTTTCTATAAACTGTTTTAAGTTTAACCCAGCTTCCGCCAGTTTTTCTCCATATACTAGGCATTTATATCACGCTGTACTAAAGAAGAAGTCGCCATCTTGCCCTGTGCCAGTTGACGGTGTTGTTGTTTGGGTTGTTGAAAAATAATTTGTTGCTCCAAGCCATTGATAACCTTGCGTATCTACAACCAAAGGTCTTACGTTTTGAGGAAGTGTATCATATCCTTGTGCTCCTGCAGTATTTGCTGTTCGTTCGGCACCTTGATAATTAAGCCATTGCCATTTAAAGGATGAATACCCAGATGACTGTGATGATCCTTGCCAATATATTGAATATGAACTTGGCGACAAAGCTGACACACCCATGTACATGCTTCCAGATGGAACTGAAAAAGCAGGAACTGCTGCAATTTGCATATTTATATATGAGGGACCTATTTGAGTTTCGCTTGCTGTACTCTTTACAACGAATAAAGAATTTTTTAAGAAGTCTGAGCCTGTATCTAATGATATAGTAATATTTCCAGAAGATCCGAGTGTAGTTGTTAAAGTTGTTAGACCAAAGGTTGGGTCGGTATAGGTAGTAGATTTAGAAATAGCGCTTGATCCAATTGACCAGCCAGCAATACTACCACTTGTTGAAGTAAGATATCCTGCTGGAGTTACAGAAAATGTTGATCCTGCTGTTATTCCTGTTGGAGGTGCAAGTGTTATATTATATCCAGAGTACCCACCAGATCCTTGTATTGTTATCTGTGGGGTTATTGGATCTAAAGATATTGAGCCTGATGCGCTTCTTAATTTAGTTACATCAATAACCCAACCACCAATTTGTCCTGCTGCGCCTCTAACTAATCCAGTAGAACTTACTCTAAAGGCAGTTCCAGTTGCTGTTCCACCAGAAGTATACGTTCCAGTTACACTGCTTTGAATATCAAAATAGGTTGCACCTGCTTCATAAACAGTTACTGTTCCTAAATTAAATGGATTATTAAAATAATTATATACTGGATTAGTATTTCCTGGTCCAGCCCAGTAAGCAAAGACTTGGTTTTGTGCAATACCACTTATAGTAACAGAATCATTTGCTCTTAAAGCATTTTCAGCAATAAATCTTACTCTAGTAACGCTATTTACTGTTACAGAAGATGCCCCTGTAATATTTGCAAGAGTGGTTGTTCCTACGCTCAAAGGCCCAGTAAAAGTTCCCGTTGCTCCACTAATGTCTGTATTAGCCGCAATAGCATTTGCTGTAATATTTCCAGTTACCGCAAGAACTCCGCTGCTAAATGTTAATGCGCCAGCGGCAAGTCTAAATGTTCCATCTGATTTTATATAATCACTATTTGCAACTGTTCCACTGCTATTAATTACAAGACCAGTTAATCCATTTGCACCAGTTTGCAATGTATTAGAAAGTCTATATGGAACCTGATACCCAATTCCAACAAAAGATGAGCTAGTTGCACCAGATAGTACATAGCTAGAGAATGTGCTTGGCCCAGTTACATCTATTGTTCCTTTTATATTTAGTGCTGGTGTAGCTAAATTACCACTCCATGTTAGTTTATCTCCTAATGAAAATCTTCCTAGGTTATCTGCATAGAATGGTGTACCCGAATTATTATAGAGTCCTACCGCAACACTTCCGCTAGTTTCTGGACCACCAATATAAATTCTTCCAGCTGTGGATAGTGAATCTACAGTTTTTGTATATGCACTTAAATGTATATCGTTTGCCCCGCTTGTTGAACCCACTTGCAACTGATTACTTGCTAATATAAAGTCGCCCTTTAAATCTGGGTTATCAATTGCTGTAGGAATTAATGGCCCATAAACTGATGATAGAGTTCCAGCAATAGGTGTGCTTCCTGCTGTATATGGTTTAACTGTAACCCAATATGAAACTCCTGTTGTTAAACCTGAGAAAGAAGCTTGATTACTCCAAGCTTTTCTAGTTTCAATAGGTGATCCTGTTCCAGAACTATTGGTATATAAATTTACTTCATAATACCCTCCATTTGTTACAAGAGATGCATTGCTTGATGGATCTCCCCATGAAACTACAATACTTTTTGGTGCAGCTGTTCCAGAAATAGTAACTGCGCCAGGCACCAGTATTGTTCCAGGTATAGTAACTGGATAATTTGCAAGAGGTGCAACCCAGGAAGAGGTGTTATTAAATTGATTAAATGATCTTACTTTAAAATAGTATGTTGAACCTACAAACAAGCCATCAATTTTTGTTGATGTGCCGTCGGCAGTTATTACTTTAACTGGATCATTTGATCCTGGATTTGATGTCCATAAACCAATCGTATGTCCTTTTGCCGAGCTTCCTGCGGTAAAGCTTATGTTTACATACCCAGTTCTATTTAATGGGTCTGATGGTTCATTAAAGCCTGTTACAACAACTGATGCAGGGGCTCCAGGTAGAACTGTGGTGTCAACGCTGCTTGCTGAAACTGTAATTGCAAATGAATTTGTTGGAGTTCCATTAATGCCTGATGGAGTAACAGATATTAATGTAACTAAGTATTCCCCTGGCTCTGAAATTGAAATTGTTTTTGTTCCCGCAGACAAAAATGAATCAACAACTTTACCTGATCCATAAATTCCACCTATTACATATATATCTACACGCTTAGCATTTGCTGGGAATGCAGAAAGTGTTACTGGAATATTACCAACTGAAGTAGAAGGAACTACTGCTGAAGGGGCTGTGGGTATGCTTTCTGTAGGAGTTACTATTTGATATCCTGGAGACCAATCACTTACTGTTCCATCCTCTAAAACCCATTGAAATTTAAATGAATAAGTTTTATCAATTTTTAATCCAGTTACTTTACGCAAAAAGTAATTAGTATCACTACTCGTTACTGGAACTATTGCTAAATCGCCTAATGCATCTGCCATTTAGAACTCCAGAGCTAGCTTGTATTCTATGTCCACTTGTCTTCCAGAAACTTTTGTTAATATATCAGATCCAGTTAAAACAGATCTGCTAATTAAACCGTAGTACGGATCAAATGTGTCTTCATCATTAATTCGAATCCCATCAAAGTGTACAGTTGTGGCTCCGCCTGAACCTGCGGTAACCTCTATACCTACCTTAATTATTGATGTAAGATCTGGAGGAGTTGCTGTTGTGTTTGAAAACAAATTATTTAAAGTTAAAGACTGTATCTTGTCACCTGTTCCAGATAGCGGAGTAAAATCTACCCAGCAATAAGAGGTTGGTGAACTGTAAAACTTTACTCTAATTTTAGACACATTTGTATCAACTTTTTTATAAGCAATAGCTATACTATCATTTATACTGTATCCAGAAATATCATAGTAGGTTTGTGAATTTCCATATTCTTTTGATGTGTTTGCTGAAGCAGTTACAGTAATCATGTTGTCGCCAATTTTAGATTGAAAAGCTCCAGAGTTATATGTGATGCCTGGATTATAGGAACCATCTGTCCAGTTTAAATTATTATCAAAAGATGTTATAAACTTGCTATCAAAATTATTTGCTGATTTTCTTGAACCTGGATATAATCCAATTTCAGATATAACTCCAGATACGTCCTGCGGTATTGTGGCTGAAAATATTGCTGAATATGAAGAGGCGTAACCACCAGATACGTAAGATCCTGATGCTGCTGATGATATTGTAAATGTTGAATTTGTTGCTGTTGTAACCACGGCAGATGAAACATTATATTGAGTTGGAACAATTCCAGTTATCTTTACTGTCTGTCCTGGACTAAAATTATTTTCTGCTGTATATGTTACAGATGATCCATTTGTAGATAGTCCTGTTATGTTTGCAGATCTAATATCTATGCTACTTAAAGTTGCTGGTAGCCTATAAAACTCAAAATCTAATCTTGTGTCATTGCCATATTGATTAGGAGTTGTATCACCTATTCCTAAAACTATATCTTTTGTTGTAAAATCAACTAATCCAGCTAGGTGGCTTGTTAAAAATCTTTTACCAAACTTTGTTATCATAATAGCTCCACTCTTGCATTAATTCCTTTTAATTTTTTATCACTTGAATTTTTAATTTTAAATACGACTTGAACAGATGGATTGCCTGCTGAATCATATACAACTTCTCTTGAGATTACCTGTATATCTGAAAGAGATGGGGCAGCAGCCGTTGCTGCAGACTCACCACCTTCTGCTCCTGATGATGCAGAGCTTTCTTCTATGGCAATAGTTGTTCCGTCTATTTCATTATACCCTATATCGTTTGAAGCAAGATACATTGCTCCCACGGAATTACCAGGTATCAACTTTTTGTAGTTCGTGCTTAAATCTGCATTTTCTGGAGAATTTGTATATAGGGCAATAGGTGCGTCTGCTGTTACGCTTGTGGTTGATACTCTCTCAGTTGCCATTTTTTTATTATACCATTTACAGACTATAATGTCCTAGCTGTAATTGATGTCTCCAATCCCTCATTAAATGAATTATTTACATTCATTACAACAAACTTTTGGCTTCCGTCTAAATTATTTGACGGATAGTTAATCGTTATAATGTCTCCTACTGATACCAGCGGGTTTCCAAATACTTGCATATTTACAACAGACTGTTGTTTTGACCATAGATCTTTTATCCATTTAGATATTGACTTTGCATCATCTTCTTTTTGAATCCATGAGGATTGAAATATGACTGGCTCTGGGTTTGAATATTCATTAATTGTTTTATCAGTGTATTCATGCTGACCCGAAGTTACCACATAGTTACCGATTACGCTAAATGAATGCAGTGAGGAGTCATCTAGAGGCACCCAAGTTCCAGCATTATTAATTAAATACACTTCTGCTCCAAATGAGGTCAATCTAGAACCTAAGACATTAACAAATTTATTTATTCCTAAGCTTGGGTATAATGGATATCCTGGACGAGATTCATATTTAATGCTTACTTTTCTAAGCTCTCTTGCTACAGTTCCAAACTCTTCAAGCTTTCCATTTGAAATAGTTGTCTTATTAAAATTACTTAAAACTTTTTCTCCGTATAAAAAGCTCAACATTGTATTATTAAATTGGCCGTTATATACATTTTGCATAATGCCAGAATTGTATTGAGCTTCTTCTATCGGCATTGCGTATACATAGTCATAATAAGCTGATCCTGTTGTTGCACACATTGATACATTAGAAGTTATTGGCAAAACCTTATCTACTGGATCAGTGCTAGTAGGAGAATTTGTATCTGTTGCTGTAATCTTAAAGTTATTAATATAAACATCAATGACTCTTACAGTTGCAGTACATTTTACTTTTATGTCAACCTTATAAGATGTAGCTCCTAAAATTCCTGTTAACGTTTTAGCATTATTTTTTTGAGTATCATTTAAAATCTTTTTCTTACCGTTTACAACTTTAATTATTTTTACTTCTTTATCATCTGTTTTTGATAGATTAGAAGTAGTCTGTAGCAATACGTAGTATCCGTTCTTTCCCAACGAATCTGTAAAGAATCCCATTCCTCCTGCTGCATTAACATCTGAAACACTACTTTGAAAAAACATTCCTGTTCCAAAAGTATAATGTGAGTATGAGGTAGATATCTCAAAGTCTTTAGTAGCAATAGAGTATGCAGTAGGATCAGGTGAATTATTTGTAACTCTAAATAAAGACTTTTCAACCTGTCTATTACCGCTAACGGCAGATGAGGATCCAGTAACATATTGAACTGGTACTGCGTCATCTTCTCCAGTATCTGCTGATCCAGTATTATTTAATTGAACTCCGTTACCAGAGGATACTGTAGGATTTGTTCCAGTGGATCCTGGAGGAGTGAGGACTGGAGTTGTTGTAGAAACAATCCCAGTAAGCGGATTATATGCTGGCATAGTAAACGTATCTGTTATGTAGTCACCATACATTCCAGTTGCATTTAGTCCGCTATAAGATCTTGCACGTATATTATATTTTTGTCCAGGGACCAGTCCAATTTTTGTAATTACTGGAGAAGTAGATGTGAAGGTAAAATCTGGATCATTAAAAGATAAAGTAGTTATTGATCCTCCATAGCTTCCAGGTGTAGCGTTTGGTGACCCCAGTGTAATTTCTATTGATGTAAGGGATACTGCCTTAACAGATATCCATGGCAGCTTATAGTCTGCTGGAACTGGTGCTGTTGGGACTCCGCCGCCTCCGTCTATCAAATCATATGCTAACATCAGACCCACTTCACCTCATATCCACTCCATGAATTTAATATAGTCGACGCTGCAGCATAATGATTTGCAGGTGTTGTATTAAATGCACCTCTTGTTTTAATTCTATACTTGCCTGTTGGTTGGTAGTTTGCAGAACCAACATTTGAAAGCCCTAGATATTTTAAAACATCAGACTCTGTTGTTATCCAAACCTGGGTCTTATTTCCTCCAGAAACATATTCATATTGTATTGCATCGTACTCTATAATTTCTGAATCAATTACTAGGTACCCGCTGTACTCGTATAAAACCCTTTTGCTTTCATAGCTGTTTACGGTTATTGGAGAAAGGTTTATATATCCACCTGCGCCAATTGATGATGGCAAATCTTGATCAAGAGATAGAGCGCCCATTGAAGTATTTCCAGACTTCCACAGAGGTTGAGAATTTCCAGTATATTCTGATGTAGTTACGCTATTCCATAGCACTTTAACTTGATTTGCACTTGCAAGTTCGTTTTTAGAAAAAGAAACTATGTTAGGCAAATTAGATCCATCTGCATCATATCTAAATGCCCAGTCTATACCTTTTGTTGAAGAAAACATGTAGTCTCTTGTATAAAACTGAAGCACATTATTTTCATCAAATATAGCCGTCATTTGAGAATCTCTGCAAAGCTCTTGTATGGCATTCCATACTGGTTTACTATCATCTGTCCACCAGAATCTCGGTGTAAATATTGAAGTATCTGTTTCAGACATATTAAACTTATAGTTTACAAATCCTACTGTATCAAGTAATCTTCTTAAGATTGCAGTAGTTGAGTATCCTTCACAAATAATACTTGGCGCAATTATTTCTTGTAAAATTTTTGCTCCATCAAGAGCTGTTAATGATATATCTCCAAACTCTGAAGAAGACCAATTGTCCAGATAGAAAACTCCTTGATTAATCTTTTCGTAAGTTTGATCAGAATTGTATAGCTTATAGTATGGATTTATTTCAATCTGCTTATATAGGTAAATCTTAGAAGCATCAAATGCAAATGTTTTGTCAAAAGAAATTATTTTACGTGTAGCTTCATAAGATACAAGACCTAAAGATAGAGAGTTTGCTGAAACTTTTCCAATTGGAAGTATGTCTTCTGAGCTAGTAGAAGATTCTTTTGATATAGACATATCTGTAATTGCTTCTGATATATCTACTACCCATTTAGGAGAAAGCTCAATAACACCAATATACTTCCCTGCAACTCCTGCTGTAGTTAGCTTTAATGTAGTTATGCTTACTGGAGCACCTAAAACTGCTGGCTCTGTAGTTACCCATGAAGTTCCATTATAATAAATAGTTAGAGTACCAGCATCATATGTGCCAGCACCAAAGGCCTTTATTTGTGCACTTGTTCCATTTGCAACAGAAGATCCATTTAAAAATATATTCCAGGTTCCTGGAGTTGAATGTGATATTTCAAATTTTGCAACTACCTTATTTGTTAGTATTGCTTTTGGATATGTAATAGTTAAATCTACACCTGTGCTAATTGCACTTAGCCAGTACTTGTAGTATGTATCTGCACCTGGGTAGTATGTTCTATAACTTAATGGGTATGTACTAGCTCTTGGATCTCTATATGTTCCAGCGGAGACATCTCCAGTAATTCCATACTTAACTCCCGCTCCATTTGGGCGGTTGGCCTTAATTATTGAGTCTACAGGAAATAACTTCTTAAAAGGCTTGCTACCATCTGGCTTAACAATATCTGCACCCGTTACTGTTATGTTGTCTACAAGTCTATTCATATTATATTCAATAGTACAACCTACGTTAAGATTTAAAGATGTACTTTGCTCAAGCTTTGTTTTGGCTGATGGGCTTGCATATACTGGCATTATACTTCATCCATGCTCAGGGATACATTCCAGTGGGGCTGTAAGCCTCGTTTGGCAATTGCAAAACTGCAGTCTGTAATAACAACTGTATACTCTTCGTAACCAGATGACTCCTGTGAGACTCCATTTTTTGCTATATTTAATCTAATTTTAAAACTACCCTGTCCCTGTTCTCCTAGGTAGAATGATCTTAAGTCTTCTGCTCCCCATGCACCGTCTACTGTTAAGGTTCTATATGATGGAAGCATGTCCCAAGATGTTGAGAATTTGCGCTTGTCTTTAATAAAATTCTTTCTTAGAGTTCCATTTGAAGTTCTTACTACTTTTTCAATTCTTTCAACATTAATGCTAAAGTCTGTACGGTTATGCTCTGTAACCTTATTCCACTGGTTGGTTGTTCCTGCTGGAGTTGCCAAAAGATCTTTAGCCTCTATGCTAAAAATTGAACCTCTAGGTAATGTTAATGCCATTAAACTTGTCCCCCAACCGATCTCGATCTTCCTTCTTTTGCATGAACTAATGCCATCTCTGCCTTAAATCTTCTTACTACATCATCTGCTGTTACGTTGGTTCCGTTTAATGCAATATTAATTGCGTATGAGTTATTGTTATAAGAGCTATTAACTCCTCCACGCATACCTGTTACAGCACCGCTTGCAATATCATATCTAGGCATGGTATCTGCATTTGGATAAATCATTCCGCTTACCTTTGGAGTAAATGGCATAAAGCCTTCTTGTTGTACTCCTAATGAGTTAATTCTATCATTTACAGTATAGGTTTGTCCAGCGGCTACAGCGCCTCCAAGTGCTTTTCTAACAGCCTGAAGTCCTTTGCCAAACATTCCTTTTTTAACATTGTATGTGATGGTTCCAAACTTAAAAGAGTCTCCTTCTTTAAAGTTATATTTTTGTATAATAGCCTGTCTTACACCTTCTTCAAGAGAACCATCATCTTTTGTTTGATCTTTTAAGAATCCAGAAGAATTACCCTGATTAGATATAATTGCGGCAGTAATATCTTCCTGATTAAGAGTTTTGCTCTTGTCTACCTTGCCACCCATTGCCTCTACAACCATTTTAAGGTTTGCTCCGCCTGTAATTTCTTTTCCTAACTTTTCAAAATTTGCTTTTGCTCCAACTGATATTTCGCTAACTAATTTAGAAAAAGCTTGATTACCTTCTCCTTGTGCATTTGGAACAAACATAGAACCAACGTAGCTTCCCCCTCCGCCACCGAGCTTTCCTTTATTTGTTTTTGCATCAACATATTCTGGGAATGCTTTTTGAACTGCATCTGAAGACTTTTCAAGTGTTGCAACTATAGTTTGAAGCCTTCCGTCAAGAGCTTTCTGCCCGTCTGCTTTCTTAGTTGGATCCTTAAGTTTATCATTTTCAATTTTGTCTATAGCTAGTTGTGCTAGCAAAGACTTAATGCTATTTATTTCTCCAAGTGTCTCTGTAGCTGAAGCGCCTTGACGTTGTGCGCCAGCAACTAGTGCCGCTGCTGCATCTTTCTTTGCCTGATCTGCATCAAGTTGTGCCTGAAGCTTAGCCTCTTCTTTCTTAGCATTTGCATCAATCTTATCTTCAGCTTTCTTTAGTTGAGTTTCTTTTGTAAGTTGAGCAATTGCAATATTTGCAGCTTCATAAGCATCTCTATCTCCTCGAGCTAAAGCTCCTTGAGCTTCAAGCTTAAGCTTTTGCAATTCAAGTTCTGTATTTTCTGTTTCTACAGTTGCTCTTAATGCCTTCTTCTTTTCATCAGCACGATCACGGATAGCCTTGATCTCGTCTTGAATTGCTTTTATTCTAGCTTTACTTAACCCAGCTTCTGTATTTGAATACTTCTTTACTGCGTTTTCACCCTTTTTGATAGACTCTGTTAGTTTATTTGTAGCAGCATTGGCAGTTCCCAGGGCTCCAGATGTATTAGTATTTGCCTTAGCAGAATCTGCTGCCATTGTTAAAGCCTGCTCATAAGCTGCAATTCCCATTGCTTGTTGAGATGTTATATTCTTAAGATCAATATTAACTCCAGCTAGTAATACTCGCCACTTAGCATACATTCCTGCAACAGTGTCTGTACTCTTTAATATTGCAGCAAGCTCAGGTCTTTCTTTCTTTAGGTTAGCAAGAGCCTTTTCTCCAATTTGAGTATAGTCAGCACCAAGCTTTACAAGCTTTTCCCATTGCATTGTCATTGCCATAGACTCAGTAATTGTGTTACCCTGTGCATCTTTTGTTCCAACAAGCGCAGCAGTTGCTGCATCTAGGCTTGATATCACAGTGTCAATATTTGATGCAAATGCTTTTGGATCAATATTTTCAATGTCTGCAAGACTATCAATTAAGTTTTTAACAATAGTAGAAGCAGCGCTTCCCTTATCTGTTATTGCAGTAAACCCTGTACTAGTTATAGCACCAAGTCCTGCTCCAGCTTTATTTGATGCTTCTATAATTGCATAAATTTTATTTGTTGCATCTTGAGCAGACATTCCTGCAGACACAAACTGTGCTTTTAGATTTGCTGCAAGATCATTTACTTTGCTTGTATCTATAGTATTAAAAGTTCCAACCAGCTCTGGCATTGTATCTTTTGCAGTTTTCTTTAATTCTTTTAGCTGTGCAATTGTCAATGTAAGGCCCTGTACACCAGAGCCAGTCATTGATTCGTATGCGGATAAACCTTGTTGTTGTTGAAGCTTGAACTGCTCTCTTACACCCTTAATTGAGTTAGCTACATTCTTATAGCTAATTCCTGCTTCTTTAGCACCCTTTTCGGTAATGCCATTTAGCATTATATGTTCTCTACGAGTTTCTTCTAGCTCTTTAGTGTATTTTCTATAAGCAAGTACAGCAAGTCCAACTGCAGTAACAACTGCACCAACTGGACCAACTCTAAATAATAGACCCATTGCCTTGCCAGCAATATTTGCTATTCCAGAAAGGGTTCTTAGGTTTGTCATAAGCTTGCCAATTAATGGCATAATTTTTTGTAAAGGAAGCCATGGAAGAATATTTGCAGCCATTGTTATTCCAGTACCAAGGTTTCCACCTATTGCTTGGCCTGCCATTGATCCGCCCATCATCATTCCCATTTGGGCTCCCATGCTCATCCCGCCGCCTTCAGGACGCTTTAGCATTCCTTTTCCAATGAAACCCTTATCTGCTTGTGAGTTAAATCCTCCAACAAAACCACCACCGTGATATCTTGGAACCATACCTCCAGCGTTTAATCCAATTATGCCGCCCTTATTTCTTCTATTAAATCCTTTATATGCTCCTGGAGTATATGTTCCTCTTGGTAAGAAAGGCTTTGGACTATTAGCATTAAGAGTATTAATGGTATCCATTAATCTTCCAAATCCTGTGCCTCTTCTAACTAATGGCATTCCAACAAATGATTTTGAATGAGCTTGAGATAAGTACGCATCTGGAAACTTTGCAGCATTAGGATTTCTTCCAGTCATTGTTGGAAGTGAACCAAATGGTACACCGTGATAGCCAGCTAACTGCTCTACATTTTCATTAAAAATTTGATCATCAAAGTGAGCCCATACTTGGCCTTCTCCAAATGCTTTTGCTCTTTCTGTTCTATAGTTACTTGGTCTTCCACCTCGAACATTAGTTGCTGTAGGACTTCCGCCACCTCTTCTATTTGCCTCAGCTTGTGTTTCTCCAGGCCTACGTCTCTTTCTGGTATCTCTTCTTCCTGGAGTCATTCTATCTTTTTGATACTTTAAGCTTATTCCTGGATATTTTGATTCAAGAGCTTTAATTTCTTTATCTATAGTTCTAAAAGCAATGTCTCCAAGCTCTTTATCTTTATAAACAACTCCGTCTTTTAATTCTCCTTGCATCTGAGAAGCAACTGAAGAAAGTATTGAATGCTTATCTTTTTCAGCAATACCGTTGTGAGTTAAAAAGTCATCAAGATCAATAAGTCTACCTGGCTCATCAAAATACTGTCTAAGATTTGCCCCATCAACACCATGTCTAGCAAGATTTGAATTTACTCCGCCTGGAAGTATCATGCCCCATCTTCCTAGCAGCTTTGCTTCTTTGTCACTCTTGCTTGCAATTCCAAACTTACTTAGAACAACATTAGATTGTTCTGCAGATATATATCTGTCTTCTGGGAATCCTCCATACTCCATTCCCATTCCATTTGCCTGACCACCGTTATTAATTGCTTCAAGTAGTGGAAGATTTGCGGCTGTTGCTTTTTTATTAATAACAAATTCGCCAGGTGTTAGGAGTGCTGGAACTGTATCTGAATTTCCGCTTCCAGGAACTAGATTGCCTGTTGCAAATCTCTTTGGTCTTGTAGTTTCTATGCTGTATGGTGCACCAAATGTTTTAACGCCAAGTCCTCGTGCAATTTGATTAAGAAGACCTCTTGTTCTTCCTGGACGAGCAAGCTCCTTCATGTTAGATTTTCCAGATTTATCTACAACTGGTTGACTTAACAATGGAACCGAAGTTAAAGAAATAGATCTACCCTGTTGTCCTGCAATATCTGTAGCAGCTGCACCCATTGCTGCTTCTATTTGTGCATTTAATGCAATAATTTTTGCTCTTGCTTGATCTACTGTTATTTTGCTTGCTTGAAGCTCTGCAACAATTTCTGCAGACTCTGCTGCTGCTTTTTGTGTTAGCTTTGTCATTTCTGGTAAAAGAGCTTGATACGAAGCAGAAAGTTCGTGTGTAATTAATCCTGTTCTAGAAACTTCTGTCTTTAATGCTTTTATTTCTGCTTCTGATTGCATTGCAAGAGCACCAGTCATTGCATGCCACTTAGCTGCTTCGCTAGCAACAACTCCAGTGGAAGCTTTTCCAATTCTAGTTAGTCCTGGAACATCTGGCAAATCGGCATTAGCATAAATTTGTGGGTTGTTACCTATTACTTGATTTACTTTAGGTGCTCCAGGTACAACTCCAAATATTGTTTGTCCTTCTTTTTGATCCGCAGTCATTCTTCCAACTGGATTCATATGTGACATTGATCTTGTATCTTGAGGACTCAATAATGGGTGATCTGGATTTACAACTCTTTGCATTGTTGCATTTGCAACCATACCCTTTAGTGCTGGTGCAACTGAAATTGCTCCAGATTGAGCCTTTGATTGCAATATAGTAAATTCTGCAACTAGTCCTTCTATTGCAGTTTTTAATACTGTTGCTGCTGCAGCATCGCTATAAAATGTTTTCTCCACAAGGCTTCCTGCTTTTTGAGCAGCAAGGATTTCTGGAGTAAGCATCTTCCAGCCTTCTCCGCCTTTAAATAATGCTTTAAAGTGAGATACACCTTTAATTACATATCCAAAGAAGTTTGCAAGCACACCAGTTAACATAATAACTGGACCAATAACTGCTGTTAGGCCTCCTGCAAAAGTTAAAATTTGCTTAATAGGTTTTGGCAAGCTAGTTGTAAAGTCAATAATTCCATCTACAACGTTTATAAAAAATGTTTGAACCTTAAGGAATTCTTCGCCAATACCCGCAAGATCTGCCTTTAGGCCTTCTATTGCTCTGTTGTATTTACCAGATGCAGACTCTGTTACCATACTTAATTCTCGTCCTGCAACATTTGCAAGATCTTGAGAGCTGGTCTTCATTAAATCCATAACTTGAAGGGTCTGGCTTCCTTGTTTTCCTAAGTTAGCAAACAAAGCATTTAGTCTTGCAAACTGAAACTTTCCAAACAACTGCTCGATTGCTTGTTGCTTTTTTAATGGGTCCAGCTCATCTAGTGCTGATTGAAGAGCAAGTATTGTTCCTGTTAGATTTCCTGCATTTTGTGCAACGATTCCACCTAGATCAATACCCATCTCTGCAAATTTTTCTTTAGCAACCTTAGTTGGATTAATTAAAGATGCAAGAGCAGACTTTAGTGCATTAGCGCCTTCTGATGCATTAATTCCGCCTTCTTTCATTGCAGTTAAGTACAGAGCAAGATCTTTAACGCTTCCACCCATTCCCTGAATTACTGGACCTGCTTTTGGAATAGCTTCTACTAAATCTGCAAGACTTGTTGAAGTTTGGTTTTCAACAGAGTTTAAAAAGTTAATTGATTCTGCAAGCTGTTCTGTATTTTGTTTAAAAGTACTTTGAATTGCAAGAGTTGCTTTCATCGCCTCTTGTCTATCAACTTCACCCAGAACTGCAAGTCTACTTGTTTCTTTAACAGAAGAAAGCAATTCGTTTCCTGTTTTTCCAGTTGCTGCTATGTCTGCTGCTAACGCAATAGTTTCTTTAAAAGATACTCCGTAACCCTTTGACAACTCCGCTGCGGTTGAAGAAACTTCATTTCTTATTTTAGAAAGTTCTGTTGCGGATGTAGCGGCTACTCCACCATACACCTTTGTTAATCTTGTAAGTTCTGCATCAGCCATTCTAAATGCATCTGCTGCCGCTTTACCAAATGCAGCAAGAGGTACTGTAAGACCAACTGTAAGCTGGCGTCCTGCCCACTGTGTATTCTTACCCCAGTTAATCAGTTGAACTCCGCCATCTTGAACTACTTTATTTAATATCTGAAGTTCTTGTCTTGCAATAGCAGTTTTGTTTTTAATGTTATCTAGGCCTTGTGGAACCTGTACGTTAAACTGCATAAGCCCCTGGGCATTTTTGCCCAGGGGTTGTATAATTGCATTTTGTAGAGCTACCTGCTGCTTAGCGAGATCTCTAATTATTCCGCCTGAAGTTTTTGTATGCTCTTGAAAAGTTCTAAAGTAGTCTCTTAGCTTAAGCTTCCCACCATCGAGGCTTTTACCAAACTTTTCAGTATCTGAAGTTAGTGTAACAAAATGTGTAGAAAATTGTCCAGTTCTTCTCAAGTTTTCTGAGAAAGATCTGTTCATTACCGCAACTTGATTTGCAAGCTTGGCATCTGAAGCAATTAACTGGCTTTGTAACTTAGATAGTGATGCTGTGACCTTATTGACATCTGCAATAAGACCTGAAAAATCAGCATTGGCAACTATATTAGTTACAATATTTTCATCAGCCATTTATCTATATACTACTCCCTTGAATAACCTAAACCAGCTCCGATTCCAAATCCTGCATCTGATGCTAATGGACCTTGTAATGAAAGTATATCATCACCTGATGCATTAATACCTAATGCTTTTCTTCGAATATCTTCAAAGGTTTTTCCTTGCGGAACTTCTTCTTCATCTTCATCTATATTAAGTTCTATTCCTTTAAGTCCTGCAGCAAATTTTCTGTCTTCCGACTTTTGCTTCTTAAAAGATTTCAATGTTTGAATAAGCTCTGGCATTGAAAGATTTTCTTCTAGTTCTTCGTAGTTCCTCCAGTTTCCTAAAAGAAATACTTCACCCTCTAAAGCGGCAAGATCTAGTTCTGACCAGCCAGAACCGCTGCCGCTAGTAGGTTTGGGTCATCCATCTTAATCCCACCGCATACCTCAAGGATGCGATTAATTGTGGGTACGTCAAGTGCATCTTCAAGTGCATCTCTATCTGCTACCAAATCTGGTAGTTGCTTTTTCAGTGCTACTGCTACTGCATCAATTAAAACATTTAGTGTTTCTGTTTCTGATGTTGAATCTGCTGCACCTTGTAGTGCCTTCATAAACTCTCTAAGCTCTTTAATGCTTAGGGGCTTTAGCTTAGCTGTTGAGCCATCTTGTAGTGTAATTTCTTCTACACTATATACTGTAGTTGCCAATTTAATCCTCCTAGGATCGTCTTAATTATTATAACATATTGCAGTTAACAGTACAACAATAAAGCCCCCATTTCTGGGGGCTTTATTTACTTAAATTTAATTAAGCTACTGTCCAAGTACGGTCAATAATCTTTCCGTATTCTGAACCAGTGTAACCTGCGTCTGGTAGCAGACGGAATGTTACTGGGAATGATGTTGGAGTATTACGTGCAAGCGAGAATTGTGTCTGTTGTACAGACAATACACGACGTGCATAGTAAATACGCTCTGTTGTAGCTGAAGTCTCAGTTGGAGCTTGTCCAATTGCGATTAGCTGACGTTCTGTTGGAGCAACTCCAAGAGCACCTGCTTCCAATCCAAGTGTCTTACCTGAATTTGTAAGAGTTGATTGTCCTTGTCCGAAAACAACTAGAACGTTCTCTAGTGTTCCTTCTGCCATTTCTGTTGCGATCATAACTTCCATCGCAGACTTGAAAAGCTTTGCTGTATCAAGCAACTGGTCAACAGTTACTGAATCGTAAGTTGGGTTATAAGTGATCTGAAGACCATTGTTTGTATAACCTACGTTACGGTAAGCATTATCTGCTGTAGTTTGTGCTGCATCAAGAGTTGTACGGTATGAAGCAGATGATGAATATGCTGGTACTCCGTCTTTCTTTCCAGCTGTTGCAACCTTTGCAACACCTGGCTCTTGGTTTTCAACATAACCTGTTACTGATGAATCTGAATTCGAGATGTAAAGCGGTGAAGCTCCCACAAGAATATTTTTGGCTGAGTTAAATGCCATTGTGTCTTACCTCCTGTTTTAAAAATATATATATATTGTTAAACTTTTTTGAAATCGTGGCTGGCTAGGCCCTTTCCTCTATATCCAATTTTAGTGTATAATGCCCCAAAAGGCAAACTATAGGAATCTGCCGTCTGTGCCTACGTGCCTTGCATACTTTACTTCAAGTATTACATCTGCTGATAAAAAGCCTGCTAGCTCCTCTGAAGGGGCCGTAGGGGATATGTCTGCTACAAATATGCTGTAAAATTTAAACTTTTGAGATATTCCGCTATACCGATTAGCATCCCTTGCAGACTCATCCATTCTTCTATATAGATCTGTCATTAGGTTTCTAATTTGGTTGATCTCAGATATATCTGTTGAATATATGGTAAATAGGATTTGTTCACAGCATATGACCCAGTTATCCTCGTAAGACATGCCTATCTTATCGTATACTATATGCTTTTTTCCGCTCAAAAACTGATTCATTTCTGGTTGCTGTTGAACTGGAATAATTGGAATAAGCTCTTCGCCCAGATTATCGCTATAGTAATCTGATGCCTCAAATAGGTCATTAGACTTAAGCTGACTCCATAAATGCTTACGAAGATCTAGCATTACATCATAATTATAATCCGTTGTCATTTGAGCCTCCAAAAGCTAGTGCAAGGGCTGTCTCAGCCTGCATGTTGACTGTATTTGGTGAAAAAGAATATTTAACCTTTTTAATATCTGCTGGCAATTTTATTGCCTTGCTTACAGATGAATTAAATATTTGCTGAAACTTTGAATTTTTGATTGATAGGTTTACAAGATTACCAGTAAAGAATCTAGCGTACTCTATCTTATATCTTCCAGTAGCTTTTCCGCCGCCTGGTCTTTTAACTACAACTGGCATACCTTTAGGCATTCTAATAACAACGCCATCCATTTCAAAAACAAGTCTTTCTGCATTTTTAGGTCTAATCGTTACTGGATTTCCAGCCTCCATCACGGAAGCTTTGTTTGTAAATACATGTCTTGCTTTACCAAAGTTTGTTGGAACCATTGATTTAGATGGCTTGAATTCAGAAACAATTTTAAAAGAAAGTCCCTCTGTTCCAGCTATCTTTAAATCAAATAGTCTTGCTGATGGGGTTCCAACCTTTTTCCATTCGTAGACATGATGCAAACTTTTAGGGTTTGTTCTAGCTTGAGAGTCTACATAGTTTCCAAAATCTTTTTTAATCTGTGAAAACAAAATGCTTTGAAATTTTGACTGAAATTGTTTATTAGTTATTATCTTTGAAACAACAGATGCTTGATAATATATAGCTGCAGATATTTGAGCTACTGTGCTATCTTGTAAAATTGTGCCCTTAGTTCCACCCATGGTTTTCTGTAAACCACTGGCTGCTTTTACTAATACGGCACTAGTATCCAATTGTTTGATTTTCCGATCTTTTCACAGTAGTATTGTAGCCAACAACAGTTCCGAAAGGATCTGTCATTGGTGTTGATCCCATAACCTCAAAAACTGTTGGGGTGTCTGTTGGAAAGTTTGCCTCTACCCAGATGCTTGTGCCATCTGAGCCAAGTATGTTTGTAATCTTTTCACGAAGGCTTACTTTTTCTGTTGTTCTAATTTGAAGAATCTGATCATTTGTATATCTATTACTTAAGACCTGCTTATCACCAGTTCTTGTTGAAGCAGAGTTTGATATGACGCCTTTTGCATGACATGCCATACTTCTGTCATATTGCCACTCTCTTTTAAGAGCACCAGTATTTGAGTCTTGGTAGTCTACTTGCTTGTAAACATCCATCTTCATGCTTAATACTGAATCTATAATATTAAACATTAGATAACTACCATCTGATTGATTACATAAGGCAATAGAATTTGGTCAACATAAACGTTTCCAGTGCCCCTGTATGTCTCAGAATTATATTCAAACTTCCAGTCAAATGTTGATATGCTCTTCATATACTTGTCTCTCCAGACCTTATCCTTTGAGAAATAATCTTTCATAAGCTCAATTGCTGCAAGCTCAACTTCATCTGGAACTTGATCCCAACCGTATCTACCTGCAACACGATATACGCTATCTTTTGCAAATGCTCCGTTACCCATGTCATTTATAGATGGAGGAATCATACCATTTGCCACATAGACTGTGTTGTCAATCATATCTACACGATTAATTCTTAGCCCAAAACCGCTTTCAGAAATAATAGTGCTGTAGTTCCAGTTATTTACATTGTTAATAGTGTCAACTAGCAACACGTCATTTTGATAAAGCTCATGTAAATCTGCAAGCTTAAATGGCAAAGGCAATACATCTGCTCCTGCACCGTATACGGTATGGACATCGTCGTAGAGACTAAATGTTTGTCCAGTATAATTTTCAATTATCTTTCTTGCATATCTTTCAGCTTCTGCAATTTCAAAATAAGACTTGTAGTTTGGGTCAGAAGGATCCGACCCCAACTTTAAGACATCTCCTGCTTGAGTAATATCAACATAAGGAGTTACAACAAAAAGCTTATGCTCTTTTGTAATAGTAGTTCCATCTACGCTATATTGCCAAACAAGCTTTAACTGTTTATTTCTATCTGTTAGTGAGTGTGGTGGATACACCTCATAAACACCAATATCTGTTTCCATTTTTGTTGGAGTTAATGTTGTAAGAAGTGTTCCTGGATTTATAGCAGGAGTTATTGCTGGGTCTTCCGTTATGTCATAAACTCTAACAACAGGAAGACTATCAGCATCTCTTGGAGAGCCCTTCCAATAAACCTTGTGCTTTACTGGTGAGTTTGTACCTACTAATATCTCCATTTAATAAAGGTTAAGCGTAGTAATCCTGAACTTCTTTAGGGGTTGCTATGCGGAAACCTTCCTCCTTGTCAAAAATTTTCTGAGCATCTTCTTCTGTCATTGCAACAAAAGGGTGCTCCTTTGTAAAAGTGTATCCAACTATATCGTATCTATAATTTTCTCTAGTCATTCTAACTAGAACTGTGTCCTCTGGCTTATCTGACTTTGGATCAAATCTAGGAAGGATTTCTTCTGTTTCAGCAAACTCTTCAGCCGCCTCTTCAACATCTTTAATTGTCTTTTGATATACAGACCATGTTACGCCCTCTTCGGCAAGTGCGGCAATAACGTCTGCCTTGTTCTTAATTCCATCAGTATCAACTGCAAAGTCCTCTGCAATTTTTCTGAGTTCTGCAACTTTTAATGTCTCAAATGACATATATTCTCCTTTGTTAGGTTCTTCAATTATAGCATTGTTAAATTAAAATGAAAAGCCCCCAAAATTAATTGGGGGCCTTTCTAGGGTTAATTCTAATTAAGAAGCAACCTTAACGTTCTTTACGACTACCCAAGCATCAGCTTGTTCGATCTGGACGCCAACACGTGTGTACATTGTGTACTCGATTGAGTCCTTACGTGGCCAGAAGAAACGGTAAACAGTTACATCACGCTTGATACCAATAACTACGTTATTTGGGAATGTCAAGTGGATATCTCCGTGTGAACCAGTTTGTCCTGAGTAATCTCCAGCTTGTGTCTCTGGAAGAAGTGGAACTTCAACAATTGGAATACCAAATGCGAATGGTGCCACATATCCTGCAGGTCCACCTAGTGGTGCAACTCCTCCACGGATAACGCTTGAAGCGATATCTTGTGGAATTGTCTGATTTGTTCCAATGCTGTTAGCATATAGGAAGTCTTGAATCAAGTTTGATCCAGCAAGGAAGCGAAGGTCTCCACGACGCTGCTTGTACTTACGTGGCATAGCCTTAAGTGCCTTGTTGAATACTTCACGAGAAACTCCAGCACCGTTTGCGTCTACGACACGTCCTGATGCCTTTGCCTTCTTTACAACGCCATCAAATGACTTGTAAAGAGCATCTCCTGTTAGAGCTGTGTTTCCGTTAAGGATAACATCTTCGATGTCATTTCCTGCTTGTGTTGCCATCAAGCGGGCAATGTGATCTTCAAGGTCTGCACCTTCAATGTTGTCTTCTAGAGACTCTGTTGAAAGCTCCCAGTCCATACGAAGCTTCTTTGTTGTCAAAGAGATCTTTGAGAAAGTTACTGCACTGTTTTCACCAGTGTTTTCTCCTTCTGATGCGAGGCGCATAAGCTTCTCGCCAATTGACATGCGGTCAATCTCTGCTGTGTCTGCCTTAAGTCTAACTGTGCGGGCAACCTTACCGATTACGGTTGCGTCGAACATATAGTCTAGGAAGCGAGCAGATTGTTCTGGGTTAAGTAGTCCACCGTTTCCGTTTTCGGAAGCTCTGTGTACTCCTGTTCCACCAGTTGTTGAGCCAAATCCAGTTGATACTGTTGCACCAGCTGCGGCTGCTTTTTCTAATAGTTCATTGCTCATATTATTTTACCTACCTTAGTTAAATATTTCGTTCACGGAACCGAGGAAAGAACCGTTCCATTTAGATTTCTTGATTGTTACTTCCTCTGATCGGCCAAGATCAGAAGACTTCTTAATTGCAGTCTCGGACTCTACTGCATCGACACGCTTTTGTACACCATCAATCGTGCTCTTGATATCTTTTACAGCGCTTGAAAGCACTGTGTGTTGTTCTGCCAACTCTGAAATTCTAGCATCTACGCTCTTGCTAAAAGCTTCAACAGTCTCTTGGATTGTTGTTACTTGTGCTGCATTAACTTCTGATGCCTTGTTTAGAGTTTCTGAAAAAAAGCCTTTTAGATCGCCTAACATCTTTGCAAAATCAGGTTCATCAACCTTATCTTCTGATACGTCGGCTGCTTTTTCCAGAGTCTCGGCAGTTGTGTCTTCTGCTGCTGCTTCTTCTGCAGGAGCATCTTCGACTGCAGGTGCTGCATCATCTGCAACTACTGCTGTCTCTTCTACGGTTGCTTCTGGTGCTACTGCTTCAGCTGCTGCTTCGACTGCTGCATCTTCGACAACTACGTTTTCTGTATTTTCTGACACTTCATTACCTCCTTCTGCGTTTGCCTGTTTTGCTATTTGTGTATCAGGCAACGTAAATCTTGAGTGCTTATATGCATCAAGAATCTTATCAATCTCTTTTGACTTATTAATATCTGAACTTTCAACCCAACCAATTAGTTGAGCTGGCTTTCCAGATACTGGTGAGTCATATGTTTTTTCTGTTGAGATAAAAACAGAATTACTATCTTCACAATAAAAAATATTTTCAGTTGTAACTTCAGTTGCAATTCCTTTAAACATCAATGCACCATTTACTTTTTGAATAGAAATGATATTGCATAGTTCGTTTGCTGGTGAATCAACAATAGAAAGTTCAATTAGATCGTAATCCTTAATAAATCTTACTGTTTGACCGTTTGACTTATTAACTTCTTTATCTGAATCATTAATCTTTCCGCCAATTGAAAAACCTGAAAGAGTTCCGTCAAGAACCTTTTCCCATGTATCTTGTGCACCCTTTGAAATATAAGCATCTACATAAACGCCATTATAAAACTTTTTTGTAGTTGGATCATAATAAGTTTCTGGTTTAAAAGAAACAACTTTTCCAACAGCAACAGAATTATGCATCTCACGAAGGTTCCCTCTGAAATTTTCAAAAGCTTTCATGCTTGCTTCTGCTGTAACAACGTCACCTGTTTGGTCAACGTTATCTAATGTGGCAAATCCAGACACCGTTCTTTTTTCACGGTTAACCTTAGTAAAGGGAACCGATAGACTGATGTTGTCGCCATGACTGGACCACAAAGACTTTTCAATATTCATATGCTTAATTTTAGCGACTTATATATAAAAAGGCAAATAACAGTTGAGTAAAGTTAGTCAACTTGTCTGCCATCACCCTTGGCATTTCTGCCTTCTCCAGAGACATCTGGAGCGGTTGCTTGGCGATCTTGTGATCTTTGTCTGGTATTTCCAGCTTGGGCTTTTGCTTCTGCTGCTGCTTGTGGCTTTAATTCAACAACCTGGTCTCCACCATCAATTGGAATCATGCCCTTTCTGATTCTAACCTCATTAGGCGTAATAACCTGCATGCGTAAATATCTCTCATCAATTTTAGACTGAGTATCTTCATCGGTCAATGTCAGCTCATTAAACTTTAATATTAAGGCATCTGTCTTCTCGTCAAATATTTTATTGATTTTCTTTTCTAAAATCATTTGTGCTGGACGGCAAACCTGCTCTTTAAATGTCTTATCTGCATCACGAGCAACTGCTAAATTAACTCCTTCTGGGGTTCCAATCTTATTAATTGGTACACGGTGAGCAAGAAGTATTTCATCTCTATTTGATTTACGATACTTTTCAAATGAGCCTTCTTGATTGCCCGCTTCAATTGGCTCCATCTTAAACTCAACCTTTGAGTCTGGAGTATCTGATGGCAGTGGTACATAGAGGGATCTATGATTTTTGCCCTTAAGGCCAACTTGGAAAAACTCAAGAAGCTTTCTTTCTGACTCTGGTGAAAGCTTTGCTCCCTTTACTGTAATGATATATCTTGGGACCGCCTTGTTTTCAAAATAGTCTAGGTTGTATCTTCCAGAAAATTCATTACCAGTTAGGGCGACTTGTGCTGCTACAATATCTGGAACGCCATAGTAATTGTTCATTGGTGTATATTTCTTTAAATGAATAATTTCATTTGGTCGGTCTTCTTGTCCAGCAATAGGATTTTCTGTTTCTGAATCACCAAAATTATTAAAGAAAACTGCCTTACCATAAAGCAATTGAATAAAACCATCTCTTAATCTGCGAACACGCATTGTCTTTGCGGGAATATGCCCAATATATCCAATGTTTCCGCCTGTTGTTCTTCCTATTTCAATGTAGCCATTGCCTGTTGCTTCTAAATCTGTATAAACCTTAATTAGTGTTTGAGTAAAGGTATCCTCTTCATTTGTTGTATCAAGCCATGAGTGCAAATCTTGACGCAGCTTGTTAAGCTTCTTACGGGCTCTTTCTAATTGCTTTTCATCTGTAATTGAATCAAATGCATCGTTTGTCTTTTTTGTTTCAATAAAGTCATAGCCTAATCCAACAATGTTAGCAACCTTTGCATTGATTGCTGCATAATTATATGTTGAGACCTCATAGATTTTAGACAGATATTCTTGATTGTATGGTGGTTCAATAAGATCAAACATTGCATAGCCGCTAATAGCTTGTGCAAGAAGATTTTGTTGTGTGCCTACGCCTTCAATTCCTGTAAATGATTTTGAGAATTCTCGATTAATCTTTCTCTTAAAAGATGCTCCCAAACCTCTGACTTTTCTTAGGTCATCTCCGCTTATAGAAAATGGGTCATTTGTTGGTTGCTCTTTTTTAAAAGAAAACCAGTCTGCTGTGTTTGATATATCAATTGTGCTTCCGTCTTCTTCTTGAAATTCAATCATCTCATGCCACCCATCTTTTTCATTTCATCTTTGTAATTACCAATATCCATAGGGTCTGGAATTAATCCCCAGTTTAGTCTTTGTTTTTGGTATTCAAATTCTTCGTCATCAATTTTTCTTCTTGCAGAAAGGAATTTAGGTTGGCCCTCATAAATACCGTATGAGCGAACTTCTCTAGCCAAAGCATCCATTCTTGATCGGTTGTTCTTTTTTGACGTGACTGAAAGAAAATTCCCATCATCGTCTCCAATCCAACGTCCGTCTGGCATCTCCCAGACATAGATGCCTAGTGTGCTCTCTTCATCAAGTACTTTATACTTAGTGTTATTAATATCCATAGGTCTTTATTTTACCATTATTATCTACTCAAGTCCAGCTTTTTGTCAACTAGTGTGACAGAATTATATACTTTGTAACACTATCCAGTCATTATTGTAAGCCTTGAATGGCTTTTCTGTTACAACAATGGACGGATCGGATACTGATGTTATTATTTTTCCGATATATAGGTTGTAGTGGTTTATTGCAATCTGCTGAGTTATATCGTCTGGATATACAGCTATATTGTTATATAGACACGTTGGTCCACCAGATACTAAATAATTAAACTGTATATCTCCCTTTATTGGGCTAGCTAAAGTAATTACAATATGGTGAATTTCTTCTGGAACTAGGAATGAGCTTATATTTGTTGCTGCCGTCCTGTCTACACCATTTACAAATACTTCTAGCACATTGGCCTTAGAAACCGTTCCTGAGCCATTCCAGGCATACTTTGTTTCTGCCACAGATCCACTTGCGGGAATATATATAAGGGTGTTAGCGGCGCTTGTAGAGGGCGTAAAAAGCATTTCTATGGCATGCACGTTAGAAGAAGCGGACAGGTTAAATCCAGACCCTGGCTTTGTTCTAATTCCATTATCGTAATGTCTTGAAAGCACAGGATAATTTAATGAGCCTATATAGTATTCTGTGGGAGAGGTTATTTTGTATCCCCCATTATCTGCATATACGTCTTTGTTTGTATAAAAACTAATAGCAAAATAAGCAAGCCTTGGAAGATACTTGCTTGCATCAGGTGTTGTCATTGTTATTCTAATATAGACTAAGCCTGTTGTGCTAAACGAATCTTTTGTATACTGAGGCAGAGGCATTCCATTTGTGCAATTTGACCAGGACGTTCCATCTACGCTGGACTCAACAGAAATATTTAAATCATTTCTCCACTCCACCTTAGAAGTTGTATAAGGTATACCGCTTGGAACCATAAGAAAATCATTAATTACAAAAGTTCTTGATGTAGAGGTATCTGTTTTGTAAAAAGAAATATAACCTGCATTTTCATCATAATAAGTATTTTCATCCAGAAACTCAGTCCACCTTCTATTTATAGGATAGGAGTATTGAAACTGAGCTCTTATAGATGCGTCTGTTCCAGAAAATAGTACGCCTTCGTCTGGAGCTACAATTTGTATTGCTGAGGCAGAAACGCTTCCTGCATTGTAATGATTTAATATAGACTGAGGAGATAAAGAATATCTATATACTGCTGGAGCATCAAACACAAAAGAATCTAATGCGCTAGATGTAGGTCCTGATGTCAAAGATATTGATGTATTTGTAAATTTAAATTCTGGAGATAATGCTTTTGTTGCAACAAGCCTTGCATCAACATATAAGGAAAATGAAGATATAGAATAAACTCCTACTATATGCATTGATCTTTTTGAGTAAGTGACTGGGTATCTAATTTCATCATTTTGAGAAATGTTAAAAACAATATCTCCGTTATCCCAATACAGACCAATCTTGTTTGTATCGTCAGCAAACAATATTGTTTTTGAGCTAGACTTAATTGATTGATTAATCCAGCATTCAATAGTAAAATCGTTATCGGATGAGTATTTAGTTGCCATCCCAGGTGTTGTTGTGCTTGTATAATAGTTGTTTGTTAATGGAAAAGTTACATATGCTGAGTTAGTAATTTTTGTACCTGATCCTCCGCCTGTTACTAAAGGCAACATGTTTGTTGCAGGAGAACCTGTATACGATCCATTATTATTGCAACCAGAATAATCCATAGCCACTGTACTGCTTGATGATTCATCAAGCATCCAGAAACCAATAGGGCTATCTTTTATTACCTTTAAGCGATATGACATTACTCTCCATTGTTTGACAAGGCTAGCTCGTAGAATTCTACATTCTTTTTTAGCCTATCATCATTATTAAGATCTAATGCAATTTTACCATGAAGTAATGCCTCTTCATCTAGCCCTAAATTGTAGTTGGCCAAAGCCATTAGATCATGAGGCTTCCAGCCCCAAGCATCTGTTTCACAAAAATAACCCAAGAATTTTTCTTTTATATTCAAGGCAAGCTGTGAGTACTCTTTTACTCTATCCCACTCTTTAAGCTCATAAAAATATTGAGCAAGATCTACAAAAGGCTCTCTTCTTTCTGGACACTCTGCAATAGCCAGTCTAAGCCAATACTCTCTATCGTTAGGCTCACACTTTGCAATGTAGCGCATTGACTCACATCTTTCTGGTTTCCAGAATGCGGAAGGCAGCGATAAATGTCTTTTAAATTCTGCTGCTGCATCTTCATACCTGGCATAGTAGTACAATTCTCTTGCATAATAATGAGCACATCTATCGCTTGTTGGATCTTCTTGTGCTGCCATTTGCAGCAAAGGCAAGTACTGTCCTCTAGATTTATTATTATCTGGATGGTGAAATATTTTAATATCCACATCCTGTCTTACTTCATCTATGCCATAAAATGCAACAGATTCATGAATTGGATATTTCCACCGATGTCCATGTCTTGAGTGAATTCTTAATGCATCAAACTCAACGCCTGGAATTCCATTTTCATCAAATGATGTTACAAGCCTATGTATTGGTCTTGTTACTGTAGATGGCAGTTTTTCTAATTCTTCCCGCCAACCTTCTGATAATATCTCATCCATATCTAAAGATATGCAGTAATCTATATCTGAAGGAATTAATGCAAGTGCTGCATTTCTAGCATCATCAAATCGCCAGGGAGCCACGGATATAGAATGAACTTCTATACCAAGTTTTGATGCTATTTCTTTTGTTTTATCTGTAGAGCCTGTGTCTGCAATTAATAAACAGTCAGCATATTTTGCAGACTCGTACCAACGCTCAACAAATTGCTCTTCATTTAAAGCAATTGTGTATACTGCTATTTTCATTTACATCCTGACTTTTATTTAGCCAATTATATTTATGGCACCTGTCATTGAAGAGTGGAACTGACAAATATAGTATAACGTATTTGGGGCAGTTGCGTCAACAGTAAATGTAATTCCACCAACTTCAGATCCGTTATTAGTTACTCCAGTATTATACTGGTTACCTGTGCCTGTAGATTGTGTTGTTTTAATCCAGAACGGGTGTCCTGCAGCATTTATAGTAAAGAAATATGTTTGGCCTCTTACTAATGTTAAAGCTTTATTGTTTGTTCCATCAACAGAATATCCGCTTGAACCGCTATTTGTTACCTGGAAATTCTGTACAATACTTACTCCAGTAGGGCCAGTTGGTCCTCCAGAAGGCCCTGTTGCGCCTGTAGGACCTGTTGGTCCCTGTAAGCCTGACCCAGTTGCACCTGTTGCACCTGTTGGTCCCGCTGGGCCCGTTGCACCTGCTGGACCTGTTGGTCCCTGAATGCTAGAGCCGTTTGAGCCAGTTGCACCTGTTGCGCCTGCTGGGCCTGTTGGCCCTGTAATAGATGCACCTGTTGGCCCTGTTGAGCCTGTTGGGCCTTGAATGCTTCCAACATTTACCCAAGCAGATCCCGTCCAAACATAAAGTTGTCCAGTAATTAAGTATCCGTCACCCAATGTTCCTGTTGGACGTGCTGCGTTAAGTGCAGCTTCTGATGCATAGGTGCCTAATATTCTTACTGATGTTCCATCAGCCCCAGCTGTTCCTGTTGCACCTGTAGGACCTGTGACACCTGCTGGGCCAGTTGGGCCTACTGCTGTGCTTGCTGCACCTGTAGGTCCTGTAGCTCCTACTGCACCTGTTGGACCTTGTGCTAGTGTGAAATTTAAAACAAGATCTGTTGTAGTACCTGAATTTGTTATCCCTGGAACACCTGTTGGGCCTGTTGGGGTTACCGATCCAATTGTTATGGTTGTTGGACCTGCTGGACCTGTTGGGCCTGTTGGACCTTGTTTTAATAAAAAGTCTAGAAGTGCTGCTGTTGGTGTTCCAACATTTGTAACAGAAGGAATTCCAGTTGGCCCAGTAGATGTTATAGTTCCTATTGCGACAGTTGCAGCATTTCCAGTTGCTCCAGTTGCTCCTACTGGTCCTTGTGGTAAAACAAAATCAAAAACTCCAACTGTGCCTGAACCAGAATTTGTTATAGATGCAACGCCTGTTGGTCCTGTAGTGGTAACTGTTCCAATAGATATCGTTGCTGGTCCAGTTGCACCTGTTGGGCCCTGGAACTGCCCAGCATCTAACCAAGCTGTTCCATCCCAAACATACAAGTGTAAGTCTGTTAAAACAATCCATGAATCTCCAGAAACATTTCCTGAAGATGGTAAAGCTGCAACATTGGCTTTTGTGCCTTTAACATTAATTGATCTTCCAGCTGCGCCAGTTGCTCCTGTTGATCCTGTTGGCCCAGTAGAACCTGTTGGCCCAGTAGAACCTGTTGGCCCCTTGTATGTACCACCATTTACCCAGGCAAGCCCACTATAAATATAAATTTCTTGAGTTGATGAAATTATATATGCTGCGCCAAGTGGTGCTGTTGTTGGTAGTGCTCCAACGTTAGCAACAACATTTTGAAGTGTCAGTCCTTGTCCAGTTGCGCCTGTAGAACCAGTTGGGCCTGTTGCTCCCGCTGCTCCAGTTGGACCAGTTGGGCCAGCTGCACCATTAACTCCAATTGTGCCATTAACTCCTGGATTTCCAGTTACAGCAAATACCCAATCAGAATAAGTACCTGTTCCATTTTTTGCATCTACTGCTACAGTTATACTTACATTTTTTACAACTTGTGTAATTGTACCCTCAACATAAGTTGTTAGTGCAAGTGGATTAATTACACGCACACGTTGTCCTGCAGTATAAGCCCCGCTATTATTTACATAAAATACTTTTGATCCTGTTGTTACAGCATTTGTTGTTATTGAAGTAATATCTGAATAACCTGCTCCTGATGCTCCTGTTGTTCCTCCGCCTGATCCTCCACCTGAAAGTGTACCTGAAAGATCAACTCCAGATATTGTTAATGAGTAGCAATTTGGTGTTGTTGTAACTGCTGCAATTGACTCTCCAGCATTTAAAATTAATGAATGTTCTAGTTTAAGTGTTGTGTTATTTTGTACATTTACATTTCCATAAAGTGTATAGGGATCCAAACTAGATCTATTTACACCATAAAGATTAATTACTTGATCGCCATTTTCACCTAATAAAAATATGCTGAACGGCAAAGTTGAACCGCTAAAATTTGTTACGGTAAATTCTTTAATGATTATTGTAGATACAGCTGTGTAAATTTTAGCTGGAGATGCTGGGATTAAAGAAGGTCCTGCAAATCTAATTGGAGCATATGACATACTTTAATCCCCCTTAGACTATAGACCACTTAGATATTAGATCTTTTTCAACAGTTTCTTGTTCTGCAAACTGTAAAGCTCTATCGTAAATTAAGAATTCTCCAATTTTAAAGTTGCCATAAGATGACACATATCTACCAATTGCTTGGCCAGTCATTGAAGCAACTGATCCACTAGTTACGGCACGAGATACTTCAACCCTATTTCTTCTTATAGTTCTCTGGTTATTTGATGAATCATAAATAATTGTATAAATTTCTGTTATTCCTGAAGCAGCTGCTGTGACAATAGATCCTTGATCGTCATTATAAAATCCAACTCTGTGTGTATTAGCTGTCAAGTTGCCTGCATAAAGATTTGTTCTTGTTCCTGTATTTGTTCCACCAAAAACCCATGTATTATTATTTGCTGGTTTTGATGCAACATAAAAAATTGTAAAAGATCTTCCAGCAATATATGCCAGGGTTTGATCTGAGAAAGTCATAAAATCATCCACACCATCAAACTGAATGGCACCGAGTCCACCTAGTCCTGTTACTTGAAATTGTGGCTTATTCGCCTGTGTTGCTTGTACCATGTGTCTTCCTGCGCCAGACTTATCGTTCCATGCTGAAACAAAGTTAGATCCGTCTCTAATGACTGTCGCTGGAAGAGAAGCATCTAAATGCAGTCTTAGACCTAATGTTGTAAATCTAGCTCTACGAAAATTTGAACGCTGATTAGGTAGCAATTAGTTTTCCTCTGTTCCACCATAAACTACAGGCTTTTCTGGCCATGTAATCTCTGATACATTTGAATATTCTTTTAATAAGTTAAGCTTTTCTCTATACTTTACCCACGCCTGCTTATCTTTTGCAGATAAATCAGATTTTGTTTCCAAGCCTTCTGTAGAAATAAGTTCAAAGTCGATATGCGCCAGCAAAATATCTTTTTGATCTTCTGCAGAAATTGGTTGAACTTCAACATTATAAACCTTTTTGCTTTTAATGTAAGGAGCACATGGTACTAGCTTTTCAGTATTTGAATCATAATCTAAATCAGTAACAACTGGATATAGATCATTTTCTTTTATAAAGTCTCCATAGTCGCCACTAGCAGGAAATGAAGTATTTGGAAATAATACTGTTATTTCACCAACGTTGATGATTTCTTTATCCTTAACTATTGCGTACATGGATTCCCCTTTTAATATTAAATAAATAGATCAGCGAATGCGTATCCGCCGTAGACAGTTGCTCCACCGTCTTTTGTGTAGAAGTTCAAAAGTGTTGTATTTGTTGATAGAAGTGGTGCTACGTTTGCAGCTCCGCCACCATCCCACTTAACGACTCCTGGCCATGTAATTGTGTATGATCCACCAGCCTTGATTTCAACTTGCCAAAAAGCAGCTTTTGCTGTTGATGGAAAGTTTGTGAATGCTACAGTCATATTTCCGTTTGCAATCACCTTGAATACCCCAGCTGCTGATAAATCGCAGGTTGCTGTTCCTCCAGCGTTTCTTGTTCCCAAATCAGAAAACTCTACTGGAATGTTAAAGTATGTAAACCCTTGACCATTAATTGGTGCTTGAAGGTATGTGTATGTCCACAAAGATGGTGTAACAGCCTGTGGGGTCATTGATACTGGCATTTTATTCTCCTTTTATTTCTTTAATTATTAAGCTTTTACCCAATAGGTAATCTTGCAGACTCCTGAACCACCAGTGTTTCCTCCACCGCCACCGCCACCAGAACCTGTATTTGGTTGTGCATCTGCTCTTGGTGTTCCAATGTAGTCTCCATAACCTTGGCCTCCGCCATTTGATCCTCCGCCACCTGTGCCTCTTCCTGATCCTCCGCCACCGCCAGCAAGTCCATAAAGTCCTGAACCACCTTGTCCACCTTGTGCACGTCTTCCAGAATCATTTGAGTTTGCCCATCCTGGGCCACCGCCTGAAGATCCTTCTGATGATGCTCTTGATCCACCAAAGTATCCTGAGTATCCTCCTGAGCTTGTAAAGTGAACGTTAGGCTGATGTCCAGCACCGCCTGCTCCGCCACCGCCACCGCCTGCTCCCCATGAGTTTACCCATTCTCCTTGACCTCCGCCACCTGAGCCAATTCCTGTAATATTATCTGCTCCTGGACCACATGAACCAGATTGACCATTACCTTGTGTTGATCCTCCACCATATGCAACCATATAGAATGGCTGTCCTGAAGTTCCAAATGTTGAGTTTCCACCCTGTGCATTACAAGTTCCGCCTCCTGCAATTCCAATTGAAATTCCTTGTCCAACTGGTACTGAAGCAATGCTCACAATTCTTTTTAAAAGTTGTCCTGCTCCACCGCCACCATGATTAACAGATCCATTTGTGCAGCCTCCGCCACCGCCACCGCCAACGAGTGTTACTTCTACCATTGGTGCGCTGTTTACTGGTCTCACCCATGATCCTCCGCTTAGAATTGTTACTTCATAAGCATTATAAAACCCTGCAAGATTTGCAGCAATTAGCGGAACAGCAACTGATGTTGAAAGAGTTGTTGTTGCAGATTGAATTGCTGTATCTAATCCTGGTACATAAATTTGATTAATTGTTCCGTATGTTGCCATTATGCTTTTACCTCGATTTCATGAAGTCCGTCATCTAGAACATGATCTGCTTTTGGCTTTACATGCTCTGGTGCAATAAATTTATTATCTTCTAATTTCCATGCTACTCCTGGCATTGGATCATAATCAGTAATATCAATTTTATCTAACTGTGAAAAATCTGGATGAGACTCAATAAACTCCTGGTCTGCAACTACAACATTTCCAATAACATTATCTACTAAAATTGCCCATGTCTTTGACATTATTCATTACCTCCTGCTAATTCATCCGCTGCTGGCTCTGTAATCTCTACAAGATGTGTTGTTGGAATTGGTGCAGTAAATGGCAAAATCTTATTCCATTGTTCTGTTTCTCTGTTATATGTCCAGCTTGGGGCTGGCTTGTCTTCTTCTGCCCAATCTGTGTAATCAAAATGTAGCAAATCCTTTAAATCATCATTTGCAGCAATTGCTTCTGGGCCAACTAGGTTTAATATGTTATGAACTGTACCGTCTTCATTAATAAATACGTAATTTCTCATAATTATGCCTTAACGTAGTATGTAATAATAGCTACGCCGTTTCCTCCCTTTGCACCATTACCACCTGTGTGATTATTTCCTCCGCCACCTGAGCCTGTTCCATCTCTACCTGCTCCGCCTGAGTTATCAGTAGTCTGTGATCCACCAGCTCCTCCGCCACACGAACCTCCGCCACCAGCTCCTCCGCCACCGCCACCACCGCCTGCGAGTCCGTACATTCCTTCTCCGCCAAATCCTCCGACACCAATCCATGATGTCCAGCTGTGATTTGATCCTGCAGCACCACCAGATGCTCCTGGTCCCCAACCAAATCCACCAGCATAGCCTGGTGATCCAGTTCCGTTGCTAGATGTTGTATTTCTTCCAGCGCCACCTGCTCCGCCAGCGCCTCCGCCTCCGCCTGCTGCTCCGTACTGCCAATCTCCGCCAGCTCCTCCGCCTCCGCCTGAGCCTCCACCGTTTTGATTTGACATACCCTGACCCATTGAGCCAGAGTTTCCGTTATTGCCAGAACCGTAAGGATAGCCACCGCCACCGCCACCGTATGCAATTACATAAAATGAGTTTCCGTTAACACCGAATGAAGAGTTACCTCCATTGTTACCATTAGAGTTTCCACCAACTGCTGGTCCGCCTGCACCAATTGTAACTGGAATTGTTCCTCCAATTGCTACTGAAGAAATATCTAACCATCTTTCAACAAGCTGTCCAGCTCCTCCGCCACCTGAGCCATTATGTGACCATGAAACACCACATCCACCTGCTCCGCCTCCACCAATGAGGATAAGCTTTACAACTGGTCCTGAGTTGGCTGGACGTGTCCAGTTACCAGAGTTATAAATTCTGCTTTCTAGTGGCAAGTACATAGAGCTTACTCCACCTGCTGCAATTGCTTCTGCGGTAATACCAGCATTAAGCCCTGCAGTGATAGCTGTATTAATTGTTGTCGTAAGTCCTGGTAAATAAACGGACTGCGAGGTTGATGATGATGGCATTCTTATTACTCCTTAAATCAAGATGATGTTATTTTTACGCCTGAGATAAACATTGTAACGGCATTGTTATTTGAAGCCTTTACTAAAATACTCTCAGCTGTGTTAAGAACTTGCTTAATATCTAATGTCATAAATGTTTGTGGTGGAAGACTTAGCTGGTAAGCTAAGAATGTTCCTGCCATCTTAACATCAAATGTCTGTGCAGCAAGTGTGATGTTTTGTACTGTAATTGATGTAATTACATCTGTCTCTGCTGCTGGTACTGTCCAAACTCCTACTTCTGCGTTTGTAAGTGTTCCTGCATAGAAACGTGCTGGTAAACTAACTGTTGTTGGCATATTATATTACTCCCATATTCTGATAAATTGTAAAGTTATTTAATTCATTTGCAACAGCTGCTACCTGTGTTGCTCCTGCTGCAGCTACCGCTGCTACTTGTGTACTTCCTGCAGACGCAACTGTTGTTACAGCGCCAGTTACTGCAGTTGAGATATCATTGAGCTTTGTGTTTGTAGCTGCCAAAACATCGTTGACTCCCAAAAGATTTCCCATTGACTCAATAGCTTTTGCTAAATAAACCAATTCTTGTGCGCCCAGGGAAGATCCGCTAAGGGCTGCTACCTTAGTCTTAAATAGATCTACTTGAGCGGTTAAGCTTGCATAATCTGGCATTATTGATCACCTCTTTGTATAGTATAGCATAATAGCATTATAATGTAGGCTCCGTAGGATACACAATATTATAATCTGTTATGGTTTCTGGAAGATCTCTGAGGGCTTGTCGATAGACTCTCCACTCTTCCTTCTTCTCATCAGACATTGAGGATGTTTCAACCCAGTCTGATAATTTTAATAGTTGGTTTCTTTTTGTTCTTCCAACATTTAGGGCACCGCTTAAATTAATTCCAGCCTGCCAGTCTTCGTGTTCTTCATCTGTCATCAATCTTGGTGAACCATTGTTATAAACCATATGTCTTTCACCAGTAAACGACTCATCAACTTCAAACCACTCTGACCCATCTTCTGTGTTGTCAGTTGGTAACTCATGCCATGTTCTTGTTTCAACTTGAATGTCGTGGCTTGAGCTAAATCTAGCATATTTTTTAAATTCAGTCATTATCTGTCTCCATATACTGTAGCTGCAAAATTCCAAATTTTATGGGAATCGATTGTTGATGTATAGTTAGCATTATTTACTTCATTAAATATTTGTGCTGCTTGAGTTAATCTCATATCTGGTTGGATAAAGTTGTTTGATCCAGTAAATGTACCCTGTAAGTTATAGAATGCATTATTCTCATTCCAGTGATAGTTGTTTGATGTGTCTGTCCAAAATGTAAATGTATTACATAGTAGGACTACGCAAGATTCTCCTGCGTTTAATGTAAATGAACCTGAAATTCCAGCGTTAGATGAGCTTGATCCTGTTAAAGTTGCAAGGTTTGTCCAAGACATTCCATTTGCTGCCGAATATTTAGTTCCTGTTGAATATGTTGGTCTTCCAACTTGAAGTCCCGCCCCATCGTATCCGCTGCACCAGTATGTTCCGACTAATCCCCAAACTGATACAGTTTGTGCTGTAGAGCCAAAGTTTCTGATAAACATTACACGAGAACCAAATGGACCGTAGCATGTAGTTCTAGGCCAAGTATGCAAGCGTGAATTTGAGATTCCACACATATTATTTGTAGCAAAATCCATACGCTTATATGCTGCTGACCAGAATGACTTTCGATTTTCATTCATATTTCTATATCCACCAAGTGCATACCAGAATGCTCTCTCGGCATCCCATGGCTGTGTGCCTGTTAAATAAGTATAGAAGTTTGTCCAGTCATCTGAGTTATCCCATGAGTAGTTGTTAAACATTGCATTTCCACGCATGTTAACTGAGTATATAGATGGTATTTGATATGGTCTTCTTGATCCGTCCGTTACTTCTGGATATACTGAATTAAGACCACTTTGAATTCCAAGCGTTTGCGCTGTAATACCTAGGGATGTCTGGGTTACCCCCGTTGTTGGAATATATACATCTGAAAAATTTGGCATTAGGTTAGTGTCCATCCTCTCACGGCATCTGTGTAGACTAGCGTCATTCTAGCTCCGCTAATATTAACTACAAGGTTTTCTTGAGTTCCTTGTATTCTTTGTGAATTTCTTGCAACAGTCCAGTTTGTTGTTCCTGCTGCTCCAGTCATATCTACGAGCTGAACCTGCCATCCTAGTGTTGGATTTAGTGGAAGAGTTATTGTAATTCCGCCCTGGTTAACAAATATTCTTTCGTTATTTAAGGCAGTATAGTTAGCTGTAATAATCTTCCATGAGGAAGGAACTGTGGATAAAGATGTTTGAAGAGCAGAAACTGTGGACTGAAGTGTTGTGTATTGAGCACCATTTGTAGAAATAAATCCTTCAGCATTTGTAACTCTGCCCTGCAAATTAGTAATGTTTGATTCTGCTGTTGTTAATCTTGTACCATTTGTACCTGAATTAAAGGCTGTTATTGCTGAATCTTTATAAAAGTTTATTGTTGCAATTCCATCTACAACAGAGTTATTTATATCAGCAACACCCAAAGTATTACCCATTTGATTCAATGCCGCTCCAACAAGTTGGAGATCATTTGCAGATAAAGTTCCGCTATTCATTAAAGCAGTTGCTGCTGTTTTAAACTTATCTATCTGAGTACTTAATGATGAGTAATCTGGCATTTTTTACGCCTGCGCTTCTGTCCATGACAGCGTAGCTGAAATATTAGCCGCTGATGAACCAAGGTTGGTTGCAAGAATTGTCAAGATATCTGGAGCATTCGGGAAGCCTGGGCAAGCCGTGCTGCCGTCTCCATTAAGAATTGAGTTTCCTAGGTCACGAGCCTTTGTAAGATCTACACGAGTAACTGAGTAGTTAGTACCACCAGCGTTATCTGTGTAGAATGCAAACACACGGTCACCTCCAGAAACGGTATTTGTAGGAGAAAGAACTGGTGAACCAGTTGTTCCTGTTCCATCGTGATAAATAATTTGAGCAAGTGATCCTGAACCCACTCTATTACTTGCCCATGCATCTGGAACTACTACACCGTTAAGTGACTGTGCATTAAGAATTCCTTCTATAAGGAACTGACCCTGTGAAAGAATGTTAATGTTAAAGAGTTTTAGCTGCATATTATTTGATAATTCACGAAGACCAAAGTTACGTCCAGTACCATTATCTACAGAAGGTGCCACTCTAAGAGAAATTAGAGGACGTGCTTGCTGTGTAGCACCGAATGTTTGAACAACAGCACCATTTGGATTAACAGATTGTGAAGCTTCATCAGCTTGTGCAACTGCATATGAAATTGTATTTGTAGTTACGTTATTGATAAGGAATGTTCCATTGTAATAACTTGATGTAATTGCTGATCCAGTTGCTGCTTGGAATGGTATATTTGTTGCAGTTCTAGCATACAAAATTGTTGTAGATGTAACACCAGTAATTGTCCATGTTCCGTTAAATACTGAGTCTACACCAGATACAACAACTGTTTGTCCAACTCTATGCTTGTGAGCAACAGATGTTGTCAAGCTTGCTGTATTTGAAGTTAGCTGCTTATATGTAATTACAGATATATCATCAATACCTGAAATTGTTGCATTGTATCCTGCAAGCAATGAGTGTGGTGCAGATGTTGTTACTGTTGCAACTCCTGATGTTCTTACTCTAGATACGATTGTTGCTGAAACAGATCCAGAACCACCGACCTGTAAGTAACGCTGCATACCAGCTGTAAAGATGAACGAAGCATCATCATCGAAGCCTCCATCCATAATTACTGAAGATCCCCAGTGGCTCATAACTGGAGCACATTCCTGAGAGATAACCTGTACTGAAACCTGAGCAGAACCTGAACCACCAGGAATTGTTGCATCTGGTCTAAATGTTGCTGCTACATATGTTCCATTAAGACTATATGCTGCTCCAGAATAATATGTAACATAAGGCTGTCTACGAATAAGATTCATAGCGAAGCCCTTTGCTGTATTATTATAAGCACCAATTGATGTATAACGTGCAATTTCTACATAGTTTTCATCTTGAATTCTAATGTATCCATTTGCTGGCCAGTAATCAACATTATCAACATACATAACTGTATCTTGTGGAAGAAGATTTGACCCTCTTACCGCAGTTCCTCCAGCTACTAGCTTTGAGAACTTTGTTGGCTCATTAATTGCTTCATATCTAGCAGGTAGGTTACCTGATCTTTGATATGCTGCTAAGTTAGTATTGTTATTTGAAATTTCATGGCACCAGGTAATCTTTCCACTTTGTCCTCTAAATCCATATCTAATGGTTCCAGCTCCATACCATGAGTAATCAATGTATGTCATCTGCATCTTTGAAGGATCAAATAAGTGTCCTGAAGGTCCAGTGCCATCAAACTTATCCAAATTCCACTGTGATTGAGGAACCTTAATAATTTGAACCTTTCTAACCTTAACATTCGGCTGCGATGCTCCACGGTAAGCTGGTGCAATTGTCATAGATGTATCTGATGCAATTTGTAGAATTCTATATGTTTGTCCACGGATAACAATTTTATCTCCTGAGACTAACTGCTTTCTAAATATTGTATCTGTTCCCGTGACTGTAGAGTTATATCTTGTTACCGCAATATTACCTCTAAGTGTTGATGTTGACCATTGACGGCAAGCAAAAATTCCAGATCCGTCATACTCAAAGAAGAAACCATCCTGCTCTGAATATAGGCCTGCTCTAGTTGATGCACCCTTCCAGCGGTAGGCTGTAACGAATACGTTAACTCCACCTGGGATTTGATCAATTGCTGATAATGTACTTGTAAATACTACTGTATATCTAAATGTTGTTGCGTCAATAATTGCTGTTACTAGGTGGATACCATTGAATGGGTTATATGTTCCTGAAACTTCAACACCTTCAATTTTTACAAAAGCTCCTGGCTGTAAATTGTGAGAAGCATTTGTTGTAACTGTAATGTTTTGTGATCCTGGAACAAGTCCTGTTGATGCAATATATTCAGCCTGGAATGTTGGTGTGAACTTTGTTCCTGTTGAGAACTGAATTGACTTACCCGACTGGTATCTAAAGAATCTACGTGTTTGGCGCATTGTCTGTGTTCCGCAAACGTTATTTCCTGTTGAAAGAATAACTCCACCATCATGTGGTCTGTGATTTACATAGCCTTCTGGCTTTGCATACAAACCTTGTGCAGTTGTATTAATTGGATTATTAATTTGTCCTGCTGCCATAAATGACATTGAGTTTGGTGTGTCTACTGTATCAATAAAGAAGCTTCCGTAAAAATTGCTTCCTTCTTTTTGTGTAATAAGAATTGGTGTGCCTGGAAGAAGTCCATGAGGCTTTGGTGAAACTACTGTAATTCTTGAAGGAGTTGCTTGATCTGATACTGCAGAAAAAGCTCCTAGGTTTCCAACAACTCCACCCATAATGTGAGCATTATCAAAAATGCCTCCACCATAAATAGATGTCAAAGTTCCATCAAGAATATTTCCAGTAACAATACCTTTTGCTGTGTATTCAAATGTATTTGCTCCTGTTGGAGTACATAAAAATGTTCCGTCTGCATTATCTGTTGTTGTTTCTTGAACAGAAATAACATCTCCTGCAGAAAGTCCGTGTGGTGAATTACATGTTACTGTAATCTTTGAAAATCTTGATGATGTTGCTGTTCCATCTCCAACTACAATCTGAAGATCAAGAGCATTTCCTCCAGAGGATCTTCCGTAGAAACCTGGGTAATTTTGAATCATTGTAAGTGTTTCCCACTTAGAGTTCTGGATACCGTATTCAAAGTCAGTATCAATAAGAGACTTAGGGTTAGATGTACGAAGCTTACCTACAGCATCAACCATATAGTCTGCTGGCTCAAATCTTTCATTATTCTCATCATATACAATTTGGAACTTATCTGTTGAAAGCATGTTTGCTGTATTGTACTGTAAGACAAGAGTTGTAGAACCACGTGCTGGATTTGTTGTATTATCTAGAATGTGGTCATATAAACCTAGGGCAGGATCTGCAAAATTATAAACAATTTTGTTTACTGTTACGTTAGTAATTAGCAACAACTTGCTTCTATGAATGAGTTGAGGAATCTTTAAAGTTCCTGTTAGTGGTTCAAACTCAATGTCTGTTGCGTTTAGAATTTTTCTTGCCATAGTTTTTGTCTCCTAGAATATCATGCTTGTTGCTAAAATTGTTGCATTGTTTTGTGACGTATTTGTTAAGAATTCATACTTTGGATAGTATACACCAAGATTAAGTATCTGGTCTGCCTTCCAACTATTTAATTCTGCTATAACATTATTTACTGCTGTCTCTCCAGCTGGCCCTGTTGCTCCAGTTGGGCCAGTAATACCTTGTGTGCCAGCTGTTCCCACTGGGCCCTTTAAGTTTCCTTGAAGTACCCAAGTAGAGTTTGAAGAATTATATTGGAAATAATCTCCAGTTGTTGTATTTAAATATGTGTCTAGCCCTAGCTTACTTGCTGGATTCTGTGATGTTGGATTATTGATTCCTGTAAAAGTATAAGAACCTCTTTGTCCCGCCACACCTTGTGATCCTGCAGCACCTGCTGCACCAGTTGGTCCTGCTGGAATTTGAAAGTTAAATATTGCAGCTGATGATGTTCCACCATTTGTAATTGCTGCTGAAGTTCCTGCTGATACAGTTGTTACTGTTCCTACAGAAATAGTTGCTGCTGGACCTGTAGGTCCTGTAGCACCTTGGGGTCCTGGTCTTGAACCAGCGACGGTAACCCATGAGCTACCATTCCATCTTTTTAGTGACATGTTATGACCCTCCTACCCTAAAGTATACCAGAATGCTTATTCAAATCCCATCCAGGTTAGGGCTTTCAAATCTTCAAATACTGTTGAGTTTGAAGAAATAATCGTATTTATATTTGCTGAAGTTACTATAGCCAACCATTGACCTTGGCTTCTTACATATGCCAACCCACTTGATGCATCAGAAGCAACATATCCATTTGGAGCATTAGATGGAAAATCTGCAACTGTTGCATAGTTAGTAAATGTTAAATCTTTATAATAGCTTGGGCTTTCATTTTCATTTATATCCACCCATAGCTGAACGTTATTTGGATTTGGTGGAGTAGCTCCAAATTCTACAATTGCTCCATCATAATCATCTGTGTCAATCCAAAGTTCTCCAGGGTAACTTGGTGTTCCTGGCTCATTTGCGCTATAGATTAATTCTTGAATTGGTTCAACATTATCAACCCAAAATTCATATTGAGCTGGATCTGGTGCTACTCCGCCTGTATAAAATTGATTGAATGGAGTATCAATATCATCAACATCAATCCAAAGATCACCTGTTGTAGTTGCTCCTGATGGTGGTGCAATTAGGCCAACAAAGAATGTGCTTGGTGGGGCTGTATCATCTGTTGGAATTAATGTAAGTCCTCCGCCGCCGCCAGCGCCTTGAATATCTTGCCAGAGGATGCCATCCCAAACCTTAAGTTTGTTTAATGGTTTATTGTAATATATTTGTCCGTGTACTGGTGATGCTGGTGCGGCATCTAATCCAATAATTACACCATTTGTATATGTGTTCTTAGAAGTCCATGTATTTGTTGTTGACAACGAAAGATCTGAGGCAACATACTCCCATGTGCTTGTAGATGCTTGCCAAACCTTTAGTGCTTTAGTGGTTCCAGTTCTATATTCGTCTGAATCAAACCAGAATGCTCCATCTGCTGGGTTTGAGGGAGCAAATGCTGAGACAATTGCTTTTGATGGCGGAATAATTGTTTCTAGAATTAAACGATTGTTTTGATCATCATATGTAGCACTGATATTAGGGTTTAAGCCGTGTGTAAAAAGTGGCGCAATATAGTCCTGAGCTTGTTCTTGAGTTAACTGTGCAGTTACCGCAAGATTAATTCTATTTGCTACATCATCATAAGTTGCCGTAACATTTGAGTGTCCTGAATGAGTAAATAAGCTTGCAGCGGAATCTTGTGCTGCTTCTGTAAAGCCTGGTAGGTCTGCTGTAGTTACTGCAAAATTAAGTTTTCCAGTTGGATCATCATATGTAACTGAAAGCCCTGTTGGTTCTGTATTTCCAGATACCATACCGCCAACGGTGTCTTGAATTATTTCGTCGGCATTAGCAATAGCCAGGTAGGTGCTTGCAGCAGTATCTATATTTAATTTAGTGGCAAGAGCATTTGTTATTGTTGTTACAAAATTTGAATCATCGCCAATTGCTGCTGCAATTTCATTTAATGTATCAAGAAGTGCGGGTGCACCATCAATAAGGTTTGATATTGCTGTATTTACATATGCTCTATCTGCTATAACGGAAGTATCTACTGCAAGGGTTATTGTATTTTCAGCATCATTGTAAGTCTTTGTTATTCCATTGCCCGCCGTTAATGACGTAGCAATTGCATCCATTACTTCTTCATCGTCATAATTTGCACTTAAACTTAGTGTTGCGTTTGTATCATTATATGAGACAGATATATTATAGTGAGTTCCGTCTGTTATTAGCTTTGCAGCTACATCTTGAATTCTTTCATCTATGTTAAGCTGTGCTTGCGGAACATATCCATTTTCATCAAGTTCTGCAACTCCATCTGCATTTCCAAGTAAGGAAAGTGGCACATATGTTGTTGATGCTGTATTGCTTAATCCAGAAATCGCTGTGTCCACATATGACTTTGAGGCAATTGTATTTGTATTGGTCCATAGCCCTGTGGTTGCATTATATATTAAAACTTCGCCTGTTGCTGGAGCAGTTATGTTAACATTATGAAGTTCTTCAAGCTCAAATCCATTTTGTACTCTAACAAATATCTCACCATTATTTTGATTGGATCTTGTTACTATACCTATAAAAACTAAATGATTTGGCGCTTTTGGTTTATTTGTTAATCCATAGATTAGTGTGCCTGTGGGTCCAAGCCATACTGGATCTCCTGCTGCAGCAGCACTTGTATTTAATCCTGCAAGTAGTCCTTCTGTAATAACAAAACCATTTGTATTTACGTTTAAATTTTGAGCGAGTAGTCCTAAAGTTTTTGAAGATGTTGCTTCTCCAGCATTGCTAGCTTTTGAAACAATCATGTTTGTTCCATTTGCTGAAGTTACATAAACTGGGGTACCCGCAACCATTCCTTCGCCAGCTCTTACTGTATGCTTTACAATAGATGTATACCCAGCAGATGGGGCATTTGAAACGGTTAATATTAGCTTATTGGCTATGTCGTTATAGGTTACATTTACATTGGAGTGATCAGCATGATCTAAAAGTGCTGCAGCTAAATCTTGAACCTCTTCCCCGTCTAGGAAATTTAGCTCAAGTTGTTTTACCTTATAATCTAAAGAATTAGGGTCGGTAGAATTATTAACACCAACCTTATTCTCAAGTGCCTCAATAGCATCATTAGCATTAGCATGCTGGGCAGCGTGAGATACCGTTTGTACAGAATCCGTTGATTGAGGATTTACAAAGTCGTCTTTAGAGGTAGGAAATGATGTTGCCATATATTATATTATACCCCCAAACCTTTTACGGCTATTCTATACTACTAACCTTAAGAATTGGAGTACTGAGAGTCCCAATATTCTTTTTCATTTTGATATTTTTCTTCAAAGTTAGCTACATGCCTGTAGTCGCAGCATTTGCAAATGGGCCTATTGTTACTATAGTCTGGCATAGCCCAGTAACCGTATTTAGCTCTAAACTTAAAATCATTTTTCCAGCTATTTTCTGCAAATCCTTCAGATCTGTTTTCTGAAAAGAACCAGTGATCTGGCTCAGCAAATTGCATAAACAACAAAGTTACATACTTGTCTTCATCTTCAGTTGGATATTCTGGGCGATAATGCATGTGATCATTACCACAAAAAACTATACATTGATTTGGAGCTTCGTCAAAAGTTTTTTCATCTGCTACTAATTGCCAGTCGACTGTTTTTTCAATACAAATATCTAAAGAGTATTGGCATGCTGACTGGTCTACATGCTTCCACAGCTGTGGCTTAATTCCATTTTGTTTTTGATATCTAGCAGTATGGAAACCAGCTCTTTTTATAGTATCCACTCCGAAGGTCTTTTTTGCTATCTCAAGTATTTCAGACTCTGTTTCATCGTCAAAATTAATTTCTGTTAGCCATCTTCCAGCGACTGGATGATAAAAATGCGGTCCGCCTGGACCCATGTTTAAAGATAAAACCTGAGCTTTAACTTTTTCAAAAAGCTCTTGTGGGAAAAAATCCACTATTGATCTTGCTTCAACTTTAACTGTCATCGTTTTCTCCTATTGGTCTAGATACCTATAGTATATCATTTGATATACTATAAAGGGTATGTATAATCAATTTTATTTTTTACATCTTGACAAAATAACTGCAAAAACGGCAGGGGTTAGGATGTTTGATGGCTTATATAAGGCCATTGAAGAAAAAGGTATATCTGCAATAAGCTTAAATAAAAACCATGCGGATCACAACCACTGGAAAGACTTTGACTCTCAAACTTTTATATTATGTTTAGTTAGGGATCCAGTTTGGAGGACCCTTTCGGATTTTGTATGGTGGTCTAACTATGGGGAAAATGGGGTTAGAACTCACGGAAAGGGGAGAGACAGAGATTGCCCAACCCTTACCATAGAAAACCTTTTAGTGTGGCTTGATACCAAACACGTTAGAAACTATCAATCTCAAACTATTGGTAATAACCTTTCAAGAATAAATATGCTTCTTCGTGTTGAAGGTTTGCAGGGCAATGAAAATAAATTTAGAAACAAGGTGCTATCTGCTCTTGAAATATCCCATGAGTTTCCATATTATCCTCAAGATTATGAACAAACCTTTATGCCAATAGAGGATCCTTTTTTGAGTCTAATAAATAGCAACAAAGAAATTTTAGATACTATTAAAGAATACAATAAAAAAGATATTGAGTTGTACTCTTACGCATCAACAATTTGATCAGAGAGATCCTTGAATACGGACTCATAAGACTCAAGATTATGTATTTTTACTAGCTGGTATTCAAAATCAATTACTTTTTCAATATCTTTATCATATTCGTGATTAAACCACATATGAGTTTGTAGGCAATAGTGTTTCACTCCATTATCACAGAAAATTCCATTCCACGTATTTGCACCCATTAGGCCAGATACATGAGTGGCATTGTACATATACATAATTTGTTCTTGTATTGGCATGCCTGAAAAATCTATTACATGGTACCCCTTTTGAACAAAAAAATCTTCTAGTGCATCCTCAACATGCTTTTCATTATATCTAGATATGTGATTTTTCATATCGTGGTTATCTAAATACTTACTTACACTTCTTCTAGAAACATATACTTTTTTAGGATAGGCTGTGTCTTTTAACATAAAGTCTTTAAAAAAATCTCTAACCTGTTCGTTATTTGTATGTTTAAATTGATCAAAATAAGGAAATTCCGTAGATACAAAAAATGTTGCTGTGTCATAAATTACTGCTACTTTTTCAAATTCTATATTATTATTAAAAATAGAGTCTATACTTAAAAAGACAATTGGAATATTTTTTTCTGATAAAAGATCTAATGTTTTTTGAATTGGCTCATGCGTGTCATGATAGTCTTGAGCTTCCCAGTGTAGATTTATCCATAAGACTTTAGCGTTAGGATCTACATGCTCCCGATAATATAAAAAAGATCCTAGGTACTCTTTAAGGAAATGAAAATAATGAGGTGTTGGGACTATTGGAAGATAGGTTCCCTTTAGCTTTCTTATTCTTGTTTCTTCATTTGTTTTAGCATATCTAACATTATCAAACTCATAAACGGTATTTTCTTCATGGTCAAAAGATCTAACATTACTGTAAGATACCCCTGGATGAAGAAAATTTATTTCTGTGTCTGTCGCTGTGCCCATATTTCTTTCACGTATTCTGGGCCTTTTGTAAAATACCAATGATCTGGCTCTACGTAATGGAAAAATACAACACCTATTTTGCCAGTATTGTTATAAAGTGTTTCTCTCCAATGCTCGTAATCTTCACCCATAAATAGAATTGCTTCGTTTGGTTTTGCTATGTAGGGTTTTCCGTCTACATACAATGCCCAGGGATCTCCTTGATAGAGAACTAAATCAAGTGTGTATGTGCAAGCATTTGCGTCTTTATGCTTATGAAGACTGATTGTCTCATCAGAATATTCTGCAAATAAAGAATATGAAGGAAGCATTGTTTGACTTCCAAAATACTCTCGTACCTTTGGCAATAACAGCTCACTAAATTCTTTTAATATTGGTTCTGATTTATCTCCCGCCAATTTTCTACCAAATTCATCGGTAGGGGCTATATCAAGGCCTTCATGATTTTTAAAATGCATACAAAGTCTATCAAAGTCTGTAGAGCTTAAAACATTTTTAATTAATCCAACTTCTTTATTTATGCCATCCATTGAACCACCACATATCTTAATCCATCTACAACTGGATGAACTTCATGGTTGTATAAAAAGTTTGATGGAAATATTAAAAGATCATTCTTTTTTGCTTTAAATCTAAGGCCGTGTCTTTTAAACTCAACATCTCCACCCTCATATTCGTCATTTAAATAATAAGTCAAAGATATTCTACGAGTAAAAAATGGATGGTCATCAATATGATCATGGAATTTTTGCTCTTTACCATACCTAAGCAATTGTGGACTTTCAAACTTTTCTATCTTTGCGTAATAGGCTGCCATGTATTGATCTAAGCATGGCTTCATCTGCTCATGAAACCTTTTTGTAAATTCATTAAGAACGGAGTATCCTTGATCAGCATGATGTGGAAGCATAATTAAATCTGTATCTCTAGCTTTTGTATTTGTTCCAGATTCATGCTCTTGTTCATTTACAAGTACCTCTGCGGCTCTCCAAGAAATGCCTGACTCTTCTATCTTTTTTATATACTCCATTGATTCGGGAAATACGTTTTCAAATAAAACAATTCCTGTTGCTAATTCTTTCATATTACCACCTTCCTAATGGGCATAAAGCTTTTTGTAATTTAGTTTTTGCTGCCATAAAACAACCGCATTTTTTGCACTGTTTTGTTGCTTGAATAAGCTCTGGACATCCCTTACAAATAGCATACCTTTTTTCTGCTTCTTCTTCAGATGCCCATTCAGAATTTGGATTAATTAAATCCCAAGGTCTGGTTTCTCCTAGATTTTCTTTATACTGTTGCCATAAAGATTTTTTATTTTCTGACATCAATTTCCAATCTAATTTTGTGGTGGATAAAAATTATTTCCATCCCAGACCCAGCCTTTTTCTATTTCAGAATCTATTGGTATTTCAACAAATCTTGGATTATTTGATAATGTATCAATAAGCTCACTAAACTTATTTACATTTGGCATAGTCATTTCTGTAACAACATCTTCATCAACAACTAAAATAAATTTTTTTATCATCTATATAACCTCAAGTGTTTCTTGTGGAGGGTATGCTATTCCATTAACATAAGTCCATCCCATTGTTGCTCCTGAATTTGAATCTATTTCAAAACACTTTGGATCAGAAAGCATTCCAGCAATAACACCTTGTTCAGCAATATCTGTTCCATCAAAAACTATAATTTCAGTAACAATATTATTGTTATTAATCATGGCAATTTTTCTATTAGACATAATGTTCTCCTTGATTTTAATATTTAGTATAGCATATCTAACAAAAAAAATAAATAGTAAATTACTTATTTTTTAGCAAGCACGACAAACGCCTCTTAAATAGAAGCAACAAGCTCTGCCTGGGTCGTTAGCGCAAGATGCTGTAGAACAATCAACCGCTGGAGTTACTGGAGGAACCACTGGAGGAACCACTGGAGGAACCACTGGAGGAACCACTGGAGGAACCACTGGAGGAACCACTGGAGGAACCACTGGAGGAACCACTGGAGGGTTGACTGGAGGGTTGACTGGAGGGTTGACTGGAGGGTTGACTGGAGGAACCACTGGAGGAACCACTGGAGGAACCACTGGAGGAACCACTGGAGGGAAACAGGTAGCACAAGATATTGTACTTATAGAGAACGCTTGTGATGTTGAAAGTCCAGTTTGTCCTGGGCCAGAGTAGAGTCGAAGGGTTGCTGTTCTTGTAGTACCGCAAGCACCAATAGTTCCTGTCCAAGATCCAGAATTTCCGCCTTCACCTGATGTAGGAGAAGTCCAACCTGTAGAATTTGTAACAGCATATGAAGCAGCATTGCTTCCTGACCAATTAATAGAGATAGTTGTACATGTTGATGACTCTGTAATTGAATTAATTGTAGGTGCAACTGGTGGGGTTACTGGAGGAACAACTGGAGGGTTGACTGGAGGGTTGACTGGTGGAACCACTGGTGGAACGACTGGGGGTGCGACATAGTTATAATAAGTAAATGGGATATTACTTCCTATTAAAACAACAGACCCTGAAGAAACTCCTTGGCTTTGAACTACTTGCGAAAGACCAATATCGGATGTATTTGTTGAAGACTCTGAGTATGTTAATTGAGCTGAAGTAATTGCTATTTGAGCATTAGACCTGGTTGATCCAGTTACGTTTGGGACAGACACTTTGCGCCTGCCATGTTTACCAAAGTTCCTAATTGCCATTTATGTATCTTTCTTTTAAGCGGTTAAATCGCCAAGAACAACCCATGAGTTTAATGCTCTTTTAATTAAAGTTGCAGAACTCCACTGTGTTCTTAATTTTAGCCCTGGCGTAGCATTTGGAGTAAAACCATTACCCTGAATTGTTACCTGAGAAGATCCAGTTTGTAAAATATCTACAGTATATCCTATTGGAAATAGGCCAGAATCTAGTATTGTTAAGGATCCGCCGCCGCTCATTTCAATTAACTTAAAGGCATCTCCTACTGTAAGTTGATATGAACCTGCTTGTGCATTTGTTTGAACAAGCTTATTTAATTTAGTATCTAACTCAGTTTGTGTTGCAGTTGATATTGGCTTATTAGAATCAGAAGTATTATCTACATTGCTGAGGCCAACATCTGACTTCAATAGTCCAGATGGCTGATTAATTATTGGAGAGTTTAAAGTTTTATTTAACAATTCTTCTGTACCTGTTAAGGTTGCAAAATCTGCATCTGTCATTGCAGCATTAAATTGAGCTTTTGTTCCAGTAAGCGTATTGCCACCAATTTCAATTAGTATTCTTGTTCCACCGCCAATAATAGCTATACCAGAAGTGTATCCAATTCCAGAAGATGCAACAGTAATTACACCTGTACCTGATATATTGATTGCTGCACCTGAGCCGCCATTTTGAATTACTGGAATATTATTTTGTCCATAAAATCCTGCTGTTGTATCATACTGTGAAACTGAAGTAATTCCATTTGATATAGAAATAATTTTATTTTTAAGTGTGTCTTGGCTTGTTGCAGTTATTTTTGTTCCTAATGCTGTGGCTGTTGTAGTAGCAAAATTTGCATCTGCTCCTAAAGCATCTGATAATTCTTTTAATGTATTTAAGGCTGCTGGAGCGGAATTAACTATTCCCGCAACTGCACCATCAACATAATAAGTTATATCGTTTAATGTATTTGTTAATTGTGTTTGTGGAACATAGCCATTTTCATCAAGCTCTGCAACTCCGTCTACGTTACCCTTAAGAGATAAGGGGATGTACCCAGTTGACACCGTATTACCTAATCCTGAAATAGCAGTATCTACATATGTCTTATTAGCAATTGTGCTATCTACTGAAAGAGTAATAGTGTTAGCGTTGTCATTATAAACTTTAGCAATTCCAGTTCCTGCCGCAATTGCTGCTTCTACTGCATCCTGAGCAAGCTCAGCTAATTCGCTTGGAATAACATTTAAATAAGGAAGTGCGTTCCACCTAGATGTGTCATTTGAAGCAATGCCAACCTTAAATCTATTTACTGTTGTATCAAAACCAAATTCACCAACTTGTAAAATTGGATTATTTGATGTCCAGTTTATTGAGCTATCTCTTCTTACTTGAATTCTAACTGCCATTATCTAGCCACCTCAGTAATTCTAAGCCAAATTGATGTTCCACTATTATCAATAGTAATACTATCATCCGCTGTGCCTCTTCTGGCTGCTACAGATATTGTTTTTGCATTTGTGCTTGTATTTGTGTATCTTCCAGTAAGTGGGAAAAGAACTCCCGTTCTTCCACTTCCGCCTGAAACAGTATTATAGTTTGAGTATCCGTAAGCTATTTCGCTTCCATCAACAAGAAGTTGTGAATAGTAATCATCATTTACTGTACCACCTTGGCTATATTTGGAAATATGAATGTTTACAATCAAATAGCTAGATGCGCTTACTGGAGTGTAGCTATAAGTAATAAAGCTTGTGGAAGTTGTTGATGCTGCAATTGTTGTAGAAACAACAGTAACTTCACTATTGCTAAGCATTGTATCTTTTAATACAGATCCTGGAGCTGCACCTCTTACGTAGCCAGGGAAGCTTACGTTACCACTGTTGTCTAAATTCATAAGATAAGCAGTATAGGCACTATTAATAATTTCAAGTGATCCAGAGTCTGTCATACGCAAAAATTTATTTGAGTTTGTTGCACCAGATTTAGAGTTAATAATTTTTAATATATCAGAATATCCTGCTCCGCCACCTTGCTGATTTGCAGAAGATATTGTAAGAGGATAATTTGCATTATTTGATGTTTGAGTTAAAGTAAATGGAGCAACAACTTCTGGGCCAGTAGAACCAGTTGCACCTGTTTCACCTGTAGCGCCTGTAGCGCCTGTTGGTCCTGTTGGACCAACAACTGTGGAGTCTCCGCCTGTAGCGCCTGTAGCGCCTGTAGCACCTGTTGGCCCTGCTGGTCCTGTAGACCCTATAGCGCCTGTATCACCTATAGCGCCTGTTGAACCTGTAGCGCCTGCTGGTCCTGTAGCTCCTGTTGAACCTGTAGCGCCTGTAGCACCTGTTGAGCCTGTAGGGCCTGTAGCACCTGTTGAACCTGTAGTGCCTGTAACACCAGTAGATCCTGTTGATCCTATGGGCCCTATATCACCTGTTAATCCTGTAGGTCCTGTTGGGCCTGTTGGGCCTGTGGGTCCAGGGATAGTGCTTGCTGCACCTGTGGGTCCAGGTATAGTACTCTGTGCGCCTGTAGCGCCTGTAGCACCTGTAGCACCTGTAGGGCCTGTGGCACCAGTAGATCCAATTACACCTGTGGCGCCTGTAGCGCCTGTAGCACCTGCTGAACCTGTAGCTCCTGTAGCGCCTGTCACATCAGCTGCAACAAATGGAAGCTGCGACCAAGTTTTTACTCCGTCACCAACTTTAATCTTGTAAAGAGTTGTATCTATTCCAATTTCGCCATCTTTTAATATATAGCTGGCGGTAGACCATTGTAGAGAAGTTCCTCTTTTATGTTTTACAGATGTATTTATTGTCATAATGTACCTGCGTCAATATCTCTTGTCTCATCGTATTGAGCTGCAGAAGTTCCACCGTCAAATATTGTAAGAGCTGGATTATAGTTTCCTGCATAGACGGTATGAATGTCGCCATCGTATGTATGAATATGGTTTTCTAGTGTATATTGTTCGCCAGCAGAACCAACTGCTACCCATGCTGTGCCTGACCAAACTCTAAGTTCTGAGGCTGTAGTATTATAATATATATCGCCAACACGGCCTGGTGCTGGATCTGTTAGTAATTCAACGGCATTAAGGGGAACTAATCTTTTTACAGACATTTAAATCTCCTTAACCAGTAATTACGACTCTGTATGCTCCACTTGCTGGTGCTGTTGCAAATTTAATTGTTACTGCGTCATCAGAAGTACGCTCTACATCTGCTTCAACTAATGCTTTAGAACCAGCTGTTTCAAAAACTTGAACTGTGACATCTGATGTTCCCAAGTTATGGTTTACTTGAATATATGTTAAGCTTGATGGATTTGCTAGATTCGCTGCATACTTTCTTGCAATTGCATGATAGTTAGTTCCATTATTTGTTAATGTCCAGCGGTCATCTGTTTCATTCCAAAGAATCTCTACATCTGTACCTTCGCCACGCTCTACACGGATTCCAGCATCTGCTGTTGGAGCCCCAGTAAAGTCTGTATTAAGGTTAATCTTATTATCAACAATATTTACCTGAGTGGTATTTACTGAGTTAATTGTTCCAGTTACATTTAAGTTTCCGCCAACGTTTAAATTATTAGTAATTGTTACATCATCTGGAAGACCAATTGTTACTGTTGTTCCTTCACCTGATGTAGGAGAAACTGTTACTTCATTGGCTGTGCCCTGAATGTTTTGTACATAGTCTCCAGTTGTATCTGTTCCAAGTGCAACTGAGTTTGGCTGAATAGTAGCATTAATTGTTACATCGCCAAGGTTTGTCATTGTTGCAGAACCAGTTACGTCTCCTGAAAGAGTAATTGTAGGATCTGCTACATTAAAATCTAATTTTCCGTTTGTATCATCGTATGTTACAGAAATACCTGATTCAGTATTTGGAGCTGTAACCATTCCGCCAACGATATCTTGTACACGCTCAGCATTTAATGTTACTGCGCCTGATGTTACTGTAAAATCTGTTGAGTCAAAGCTTGCAACACCTTTATTTGACGAAGTTGCATCTTCTGCTGATACGGTAACTGTATTATTTGTTACAGCTACATCAATTCCTTCTCCACCTGCAACAGTTAATGTGTCAGTTAAAAGATTAACAGTATCTGTTCCAGTGTCTCCTGCAATTGAAAGGTTTGTTGCTACGTCTGCTTCGCTTGCAGCAGTTAAACGACCCTGTGCATCTACTGTAAAAGTTGGAATCTTTGTTGTTGATCCATATGAGCCAGCTGTTACTGCTGTATTATCAAGATCAATTGTTAGTGTTCCAGCAGAATCGCTGTATGTTGATGTTAAACCAACTCCGCCAATAACTGATGAACCAATGAGATCTTGGATAACCTCTGAAGATCCAGACATTGGCATCCATGGGCCATTAGGAGAAGCAAGCCCATTGTAGTAGTACATTACATTTGTTAATGAGTCATAGTAAATCTGACCTAGTACTGGGTTTGATGGTGCTGAACTTAAATTCTGAATTCTTGCATTGAGCAACTCATTTTTATTGAGGTCAATGTTCGTGACAAATAATCTTGACATTTTTCTTCTCCTTTAGGACAGGTACGCTGTCCCTGAAAATGGTTGTGCCATCGTCAGTGTAATTTGGTTAATACTATTATAGTCTATTCCCGTTTCTAATATGTCCCCTGCGCTATTCTTAATAGTCACATTAGGGTTATATCCTAGATTGTGGACTATAACAAGGCGATATACACCAGAAACTGGTCCTGTTACTTGGTTTATGTTCCATGTATAAGTAAGAGTTCCTGTGCTTAAAAGGTAGCTTGGAGCATTCTCCCAAGTAAGATCATTTACTTTTGGACCATAAAATCTTGTTGTGACCTTGTCATAATAAAAGTCACCTTCGAGCCCTAGTGAATTTGATGGGGCTCCGTTTCCATTAAGTATGGTTTTTCCTCTTGGGCCTTGTGGGCCAGGAGAGGATATAACGACATCATTTTTTATTTCCGTTACTACTACTTTATCTACGCTCATATTGTCACCGATCTACTTAGAGTTATATATCCCTCAAGAAGCTTTGTTCTATTTCCATTTGAATCTGTTACCATAATATCATAAGAAGATTTTGGATAGAAAAGACTATTTGTTTGTGCTGCAGTCATTACTACTGTTAGTTTTCCAGCTGGCTGATCTATTACAATTCCGCTGGTTGGTGATGATAAAGTAAAGGCTAATTTTGACCCACCTTTTGTATCACGAACTTGCATTTTTGCTGATGCTGAGGTTAAAGCTATAGGAGCTCCATTATTGTCTTTATATTCAACAATAAATGAAAAGGTGGTGTTTTGATCAATCTCAAAATTCTTTTGCGCCGACATAATATCTCCTAAAATAGGAAAACTCCTGTACTTATTTTAGCACAGGAGCATCCCTAATTCGTATTAAATTTTACTTTGGAGCCTTAAAACCAAACTCTTGGTTACTTGGGCTTAGGGCCTTAAGGATTACTGGTGCAACTGCTGCTACTCCACCTAGAAGAAGGTCCTTTGGGTTTGTATTGCCAGTCATGTACAAAGCAATTGCTGCTGAAAGAAATGCACGAGCATATGTTCCAAGTGCTGCTAAGATCTGTTCTGTCATTGTTACCTTTCCGTCTTTGTTTAAATCCAACTTATTGAATTTAGCCATTTTATCATCTCCATTTTGGGCGGGGTGCCCAGAATTTTGGGGATTTACCCCAATACTATAATTCTACCATATTAGGCAGATATATCTACTATTTCACAATTGCCATCTGAAGTACATGCAAGCGTAGCATTTGTTGAAGTTCCGTCTTCTGTTTCGTAAAAAGATAAATCTTCCCAGCGAATGCTCTTTGGCATCCTTGCAACAAGTGCATCATACTCTGCTTTATCAACTTCTTGATAAGGAGCTTGCTTGTATGTATGATCTGAATGAGGAAGGAAAGAAATTCCAGAAACCTCATCAAAATGCTTATACACCCAAGCACCGACTTCCATCCACTCTTCTTCTTTTACAGAAACAGTGATAGATGGCTTATGTTCACACCATGCACGTTGATAGACAAGCCATGTGTTCAAATGATCCAGTGCTGTAAGATCATTTCTAACAATTGCACCTTCTGGTGCCTTAACTGGAAATGAAAATACGTATGTATCATTTGGCTTCATTACATCATCTTCTACAGGAATTCCAACTTCCTTTAAAAATGTAGAGATTGGATCTCCCTTTGAGCCACGTACTGTACGAATATAATATGGTGAATGCCATGGATGCATTCCTGAAGATACCCCGACCAATTGAGACACTGTTCCAGAAGGCTTTACGCATGTAATAGCTGCAGACTCAGGAATCCCAATTTTCCCAGCCTCTTCTTTATTTGTTTCTCTTGCATATTCACGAAGACCGCTTAAAGTATCTTCTAGCTTTTTAATATTTTCTTTTCCTGAAAAGAATTTGTGTCCGAATTGTCCTGTTAAAGAAACTCCAAGTAGGCGCTCTTCTTCTGTGTTGTCTTTCCAAATTTTACGAAGATACTTGAAATCTGTTAATGTTGATTGCCACGTGCCAAGAATTGTTGCAAGGCGTACTTTATTTGCAACCTCTTCAACTGTATCTTTTTCACGAAGTACGACTTCTGAAAGATTACAAAACTGGTAAGGACGTAAGATAATCTCTGAGCAAGGGTTAGTTCCATAGTGTACATCTGGATCTCTTCTTCCATACTTGGCTGCTTGGGCTTGAGCTGCGGCCACATTGTATATGCCTCGTTCTCCTGATTTTGAATCATACAAAGATTTCCATTCTGCAATAAACTGTTCCATCTCTGGCTTGCGTGAATACGCAACAGAGTTATTTGATAATGCACGTTGTGTATTATTTTCCCACCAGTTGCCTGACTTTGCTGCTGCCATCTCAATATCATTAATATTAGAAAGAGAAATCATTGCTGAACGACGAACTCCTCCTACAACAACAACTTCACCTATTTTACACATGATGTCATGTGCTTCAATTGGTTTTAGTTGACGGCCTGCTGCATTTTTAAACTTTGCAATTGTAAAATCAAACAAATTGATTAATGGTTGTGGTCCTGATGAGCGTCCACCCATTGTCTTTAAACGTGCACCAGCTGGACGAACTTTGCTAACATCAATTGCTGGAATGTGTCCAGTCCAAAGGAGTGCTAGTAGTTCACGATAAGCCTTTGCCCAACCCTGCTTTGAATCCTCTACAACAATGACTGTGTCTGACTTCTCAAAAGAATCTGGGACGGCAGGAAGTTTATTAACGTACTTGTATTCAACGGAGAATCCAACTCCTGTACCACACATAAGAATATACATTGTTTCATCAAATGATCTTGGGCTATCTACTGGGACAAATGAGCAATTATATCCTGCAACGTTATCTCTTTCTAATGCTGCTCCAGATGTCATAACGGAGCGCATAGACGGCATGACATTTCTTTGAAATACACCGTCTTTTAATTCCGCTACAAGCTTTTCATCTGGAATATAATTATGATTTTGTTTTAAATGGTTTAGCATAAACGCAAAATAGCGATCTACTGTTTCTCCCCATGTTTCACGTCTATTCTCTTCTGGAATCCATCTTGCATATCGAGATAGCGCAATAAAGTTTTCATATGGGTTAGCAATAGTCTTTGACATTTATAATACCTGTTTCTCCGCCTTGCGGTTTAATTTTTTGAGTGAAGATCCTATTCTACCAAAGAAGCATTTAAAGGGGAAGGGGTTAAGAGAATTTTTTAACTAAATGATCAAATGCATTCTTAGTCAACTGGTCCCAGTTGTACTCTTTATGAATATTGTTTGCTTGTGCATAATAATATCCTGAATATGCTTTGAAGTTAATTACTGCTTCATACATTTGATCTTCTAAATGCTTTGCATCTGGCTTAAACATTTTTCCTATGTAATCATCGCCAACTGATTTTGGCAAAGTCTCATCTGTAAGTTTAGATTTCAATTTTAATGGGCCTAAATATTTTTCATAGTGACACCAGTCATATGTTGATATTACTGGCATTCCTGTTGCAAGGCCTTGAAGAGGAATAAAGCCAAATCCTTCACCCCAAGTAGGATATAAAAGTACATGATGACTATGATATAAGCTTAAAAGCTGTTCTTCTGGATATTCATCAGTTATTATTTTGATATTTGAATATATTGTATCTGGTGTTACGAATTCATTATTTTTATTATACATTCTAGTAGTATTTGAGTTATGACACTTTAATGTAAGTTGATAGTCTGGATTATTTCCAAATATCTTAGCAAAAGTATCTACTACTAACTGCCCGTCTTTTCTTGGTGATGGCTCGCCTATGTGCAAAAATTTTATTGGCTGGCCTTCATTAACTACTCTACGCTTTGGAACCCAAAAATCTTCAATGCCGTGAGGATAAACGTATATTGGTTTTGTTATTCCATTATCTTTAAATACTTTAGCACACCAATCTGATGTAGTCCAAACCTCGTCGCAATGATTAAATCTTTCAACCCAGTCTGGGCGCATTGAAGTAGATTCCCACGGAGTGTATCCTATCTGATACTGCTTCCTATGCATTTTAAAATGTTGAGGCTGTGTAAAATTAATTTGTATATCTGCTTTAGGGTCAGCGTATGTAACAAAATGACCAAGGTTATTTAAAGATTTAACTATATTTTTTCCCGCATAGCCAAAACCGACTGCAGGATTAAGTCCAGCTTTAATTGTATAATAAGATATATTCATGTTTTCTTTCTGGTCGACTGGCTTGACAGGGTTACTAAATTAATGTTATGATTATAGTTCGTTATCTCTAGAGGAGGAAATGCCAATGGAGAAAATAAAACAACAGGTAAGTGATTTGGCTCATAACATAGTCACAATAGTAATGATAACATTATTTTTGTTTCCTGTACAGCCTGCAAATGCCTTAGTAGTAAAACCTTTAGTGAAAACTGAAGCCCAATTAAAGCAAGAAGTCTTAGATAGTTTTAGTAAAGAGATTTACAAGCCATCTGAGATGCTTACAGACGAAGAGTTGCTATTGCTTCTTAAGACTGTAGGATTCGAAGGGTCAAGCCTTAAAAAAGCTTGGTCAATAGCAAAGCGTGAATCTAACGGAAGACCGCTTGCCTATAACGGGAATAGGAAAACTGGAGATAGTTCTTACGGAATATTCCAGATTAACATGATCGGAAATCTTGGTCCTGAAAGACTTGAGAAGTTCGACCTAAAGAGTAACAAAGAGTTATTCGACCCAGTAACAAACGCAGAGATAACGTATTATATGACCGATGGCGGCAGTGATTGGTCAGCTTGGAAGGGTATGACCCCAAAAGCAAAGGAATGGCTATTGCAATTCCCGACTGATCAGAAAAAGTAGGTCAAATGCAGATACAATATGTATCTAAGTACATAGCCTTATCAGAAGAGGGCCTTGTTCCTAGACTTGAATGTCCAATGGATCAGGGCTCTCTTCTATGTAACTTAGCAGTAGACGACTCAGTATATCTCTACTGTCTTTCCTGTGAATATAAAAATAATATCGGTTTAGAAATTTATGAAAAAATAGTTAAGGCGGTTAAACATGAAGCCTAAAAAATTAGAACACGACATATATCATCCAGTATTTGAACAAATAGGATACATGAAAGATGTTATGCCTGAATGGTTTAAAAAAATAGAAAAGTTTTCTGGAGGCAAGCTTAGCATTCTGCCTTCTACAATAACAGTAAAAAGTTGTGCACCATTTATGGATGCCTTTTTAACTGGATACTACATTCCAGCACCAGTTGATTTCCTTGTTGAGCAAACTCCAAACGGTCCAAGGATAACCTGGAATTTTTTTGACTTTGATTACAAAGAGACTGATTTTGTTATTGAAAGAAATAAGGGCATGGTTCCAACACTGCCTATTCCGCAAGGATTTCACGATAACCATTTTTCTTGGAGCACCAAGCAAATACTAAAAGTTGAAAAAGGCTATAGTCTATTAATAACACACCCTTTAAATAGAGATGATCTGCCATTTAGGACAATGTCTGGAATCGTAGATGCAAACTATCCAATGAACGGCGGGAAGATGCCTTTTCTTCTTCAAATGGGATTTGAGGGTATAATAAAAGCTGGTACCCCAATAGCGCAAATTATTCCAATCAAAACTGAGCCATGGAAACTTGAAAGAAATACAGACTTACTTCAAGAAGCCAAGCTTGCACGTAGCGAATCATTAAAGCATATCATTGGATGGTATAAAAACAAATTCTGGCAAAGAAAGGAATACAGATAATGTCTGATTGTAAATGTGGTAATTGCAATTGTGGTCAAGGACTACAAATTTCAACAGAAAGTGCGTCGGCGGTAGAAGAGCTTCAATTTGAATCTTCTGGATTTAGTACATACGACTGGAAACAACCTGTGGTGTTTCCTATGACAGATGGGAATATAAATGAATGAAAAAGATCTGCCCGATGGGGCAGTAATTAAAGATGCAGGAACCATTGAAGATAATATCCCGATGGTTACCTATATCATGCTGCATAGAATATATGATCTTCTTTCATTAATTGCTGACAAGATTGTTGGCGGGGAAGAAGTGCAAAAGATGGTTGCATATCATGAAAAGGGATTCTTACTTGGCCCTGAACCTGCATATACACCCATTGAAGTAAAGGATGAGATTGATGGCTTATAGTCAAGAAC